TTCACTTGAAAATGCAGAACTTGCATATAACGAGGTAGATGATGTTCTTTATTACGGTAAAGGAACTGGAGGAGCAGGTGGTACTGCTACCACTGTTGAAGCAATTGCTGGTACAGGCGCATATGTAAGCCTTGCTGGTAATCAGACAATTACTGGTAATAAGACTTTTAGTGGAACAACAATTGTTCCAACCCCAACTGCAAATACACATGCTGCAACAAAGTTATATGTTGATAGCGCTGTTGCTGCAGTTTCTGGCTCTTTTACTGTCGCTGGAGATGGCGGTACAAATCAGACAGTAACTCTTGGAGATACATTAACAATTGCTGGTGGAACAGGCTTAACATCTACAGGCTCTGCAACAGATACAATTACTTTAAATCTTGACAATACAACTGTAACGGCTGGCTCCTATGGTAATGCAAATACTGTTGCTACATTTACTGTTGATGGTCAAGGTCGTTTGACTGCTGCTGGAAACTCTGCAATATCAATTACAAATTCACAAATTTCAAACTGGCAAGAGGCTGTCGAAGATACTGCTTCAACAATGATTACATCAGCAACACACTCTGGTATAAGTGTTACATATACAGATAATAACTCATCTGCTGGCACTCTTGCTTTTACAAACTCAGGAGTTCTTTCTGTTACTGGAACAGCAAATGAAGTTAATGTTTCTGGTACTGGCACTGGGCCTTGGACCGGGGCTGTTACAATTGGACTGCCAGACGATGTAACAATTGGTAATACACTGACAGTTACTGGAGATTTGATTGTCAATGGCAATACAACAACTCTTAATACTGCAACTCTTATTGTTGAAGACAAAAATATTGTTCTTGCAAATGTTGCTACTCCAACAGATACAACAGCAGATGGTGCTGGTATCTCTGTTTTGGGAGCAACTACAAAGACATTTAACTGGGTTGATGCAACTGATGCTTGGACTTCATCTGAGCATTTAAACCTTCTAACAGGCAAGGCTTTTTACATTGCAGGAACATCTGTTCTTAGTGCAACAACATTGGGTTCTGGAGTTACTGGCTCAAGCCTTACTTCTGTTGGGACAATTGGAACAGGTGTCTGGCAAGGCACAGCAGTTGCTTCAACATATGGTGGTACTGGATTAACTTCCTATACAACTGGTGACTTAATCTATTCTTCATCTGGTAATACACTTTCTAAACTTGGAATTGGTTCTGCTGGACAATTCTTAAAAGTTGTTGGTGGAGTACCTGCTTGGAGTGATACAGTAGATGGCGGTACTTTCTAATAGGAGGAAGTAATGGCTAATACCATTAAATTAAAAAATTCAGGTACTGCTTCTAATGTTCCGTCATCCCTTGAATTCGGTGAGTTGGGGCTTAACTATGCTGATGGAAAACTATTTTATAAGAATGCATCTAATACTATAGTTCCTATTGGCACAGTTAGCTCAATGAACTATGCACAAACACTTGGCACTAAACAATCTGGCATTTCTTCTGCTGGCACAACAATTGTTAGCGTAAACATTACGACAAATGGCTACCCGGTACAAGTTCTTGTAACTGGCGATATTGAAAACAATAGTGCTGGTGGTTGGACTCAACTTCAGTTGTATAGAGGTTCAACTGCTATTGGTAATATTATTCATACAGAAGGTTCTGCTGGTTCAGAAAACAGCCCTTTTGCTTTGACTGTAATTGATACACCTACTGCTGGTACTTACACTTATGCTCTTAAATTAGTTAGTTCCGCTGGTGGAACTTTTAACTTTGGTGAAAGCAATGGTCCAGTAATTACGGTTATTGAACTTGCAGGTGCAACTGGTGCTACAGGCGCAACTGGAGCGACTGGTGCAAAAGGTGATACTGGTGCTACAGGCGCAGGTGGTGCTCTTGGTTATTGGGGTTCTTTCTGGTCAACACAAGATCAAACTGCTACTGCAGCAAATACTGCTTATGCTGTTACTTTTAATAACTCAGATGTAAGCAATAATGGAGTTACATTATCAAATAGTAGCCGTATTAACTTTGCAAGTGCTGGTGTTTATTCTCTTATATTCTCAATTCAATTTGCAAACAGTGATTCGCAAATCCATGATGCAAATGTTTGGTTTAAGAAAAACGGAACAAATATTGATGCCTCTGATACCAAATTCAGCGTTGTTTCAAGTCATGGAGGTGTAGACGGCCATGCAGTTGGGACTGTAAACCTTGTATTAAGTGTTAGTGCTGGAGATTATATTGAACTTTTTTGGCAAACTAATGATACGACAATAACACTTCAATATATTCCTGCTGCAAGCCCTGCTCCGTCAATCCCCTCAGTGATATTTACCGCTACTCAAGTAATGTATACACAGTTACCAACTGTTACACAAAATGCTCAAACAGCAAATTACACACTTGTATTAGGCGATGCCGGAAAGATGATTGAAATGAATGTTGGAACAGCAAATAACTTAACAGTGCCTGCTGATAATACTGTTAATTTCCCAATTGGAACATCTATTGATATACTCCAAGTTGGTGCTGGTCAAACAACAATTGTCCCAGCCTCTGGTGTTACAATTAATAGATCAACTGGTCTTAAAACAAGGCTTCAATGGTCTGCTGCTACTTTGATTAAAAGAGCTGCAAACACATGGGTTGCAATAGGAGATTTATCGGCTTAATGGCTGAAAAGGTATAATATATATATGTCTGGAATTAAGCACTACCCATCAAGAGATGAAAAAAGATATCAAAATGTAATATCAACAAATAGTAATATTGCATTAACTTCAAGTAATGCATCTTCCATTTATTATTGTACAAACACAGGGGTAATTTATATTTCAATCACAGCAGCTGAAAGCGATGCATTACCAATTGGTTCTCAATTTGATTTCATTAGATCAAATTCAAATGTTGCTTTTAGTTCGGCTCCCGGTGGTATAACTTTTTCTTCATCTTCAGGTGCAACTCCACAAATAAGAGTTACAGGTGGAGCATGTAGTTTTATTAAAACTACATCAACTAACTGGGTGGTTGTTGGTGATATTACGACATGAGGCATTTAGGAATCGTAGCAAGTAGTGCACCACAGGCTTCTGCACCATCAATTACAATTAATAGTGTTACTAATTTTAACCAAAATAGAGCAACATTTAATGCAACTGTAAATCCAAATGGTGCTACAACAAGTGTTAAGTTTCAATATAGTACAGATAACTCAAATTGGATTGATGGCGCAACAATAACAGGATTAACTGGTACAAGTCAAAGTGTATACTCAAATCAAACTGGTTTGACTGAAAATACATCAACTGGGACATTTTATTATGTTAGAGCAGTTGCTACAAACTCAGCAGGCACATCTACGAGTTCAAATACAACATTCACAACATGGAAGAGATACACATACGAGTTACTTAGTTCAGGTTCTGGTTCAATAACCCTGCAAACAATAACACCAACAGGTTCAAGTGCAATAGTACCAACAATTTATGAAGTATTTATTGCTGGTGGTGGTGGTGGAGGAGGCTATGCAGGCGGTGGTTGTGGTGGATATGTAAAGAAAGATTCTTACTCTCTCAACAGTGCTACAAGTTTAACAATTAACACATCTGCTGGAGCAGGTGGTGGAGCACAAAGCGCTGGTGGTTCATCAAGCATTAGCGGCTCTGGTATTACAACATTGACAGCAGGTGGTGGTGGTGCTGGTCTTGCTGGAACAGGTGCAAGTTCTAATGCTGGTGGAAATATGGGTTCTGGAGATCTTGCATATAATGGTGGAGCAAGAGGCTGTGGACAAACATATGGTAAACAAGGTCCAATGGAAGATTGTAATCAATGGGGTTCTGGTGGTGGAGCTGCATGGTCTGGAGATGGTTACGCTATAACATCGCCAGATGGCTATTACATTATTGGAGGTGCTGGTCGTACTGGAGCAACTCATTATGGATATTATGGTGGTGAAGGTGGTCGTGGTTATGGAACATATGGTTCTGGAACATCAGAAACCCCTAGTGGATATGGTTCTGGTGGAGATTCAATTAATGGGTCTGGAACTGCTGGAATGGTGTCATTTAAATATTGGGCACCAGTATAATGATAGGATAGTTTTATGGAAATACAAAAATTTACAAATGATGTAGCAAACAATTATCAGATGTTCTATATCTTACAAAAGTTGAATTCAGACATTGAAGATTTTATGCTTTATTCTCAAGAAGTAGGTGCTACATCTGCTTTTTATGATTTTGAAATTTTTGAAATGAATGATAAGAAATTGCTACTTGCTTTCTCTGACCCTTTTAAATATTCTAATAAATATAACCTAGTTGCAACCGATGGCATAACTTTTGAAATAGTTCCACTACAGCCATTTGAAAGAATTTGGAAATATTATAACAAACCAGTAAATAGTAATGAAGGTTTTTTTGTTTTTATGAATTCAATTCCAATGTCTATTGATGGCTTGGATTGGAGATGTGACAATGCCAAATATGGACCTCTTGGGTACAATGTTGGAGTAGACATGGATGAGCCAATGTTAAAAACATTAGATCAAATTGTTGTTTATGAGCCAGTTCTCTCAATCAATTCAGTAGGTCATCTAGTTTATGCCCATGTAATAATTCCGGAAGAGATTGAAGAATACTTTATTAATGGAAACCCAATTCCGTTTTACGGCAGAACTCTGTCGGAAGTTTTTAAACAGTTGTCTGAATGGTCTTCTGTAGCAAATGAGCCTTTTAATAACACAGAAGAAATGGCATTAGACTCAAAAAGTTTTTTGGAGCAGTTGGGATTTGATGATTCATTTATCTCTAATCAGGTTGATATGCAAATTTTTGAATATTTGAAAGGTAACGAAAATGCAAGATTAAGACCTGCCGGGGTTCAGCCGAATAGTGATGAATTGAAAGATTTTATAAAAAAGAATTGTGCTTATGGAACACTGTCTGCCCTTTTGACATTGCATCCATCTGCTTGGGATGTTGATGAAATTATCAATATTGAAAAAGAAAGAATTCAAAATGATTTTGAAACTTTTTTTGAAAAATTTGTACCATCGGATATGGATAAAAAAATTCAAAATGCTGACATTGTTTTAAATCATATTTTAGAAAATCAAACAATTGAAGGTCTTAAAGTTTTTTCAAAAATTAAAACTATGTTCTCAAAACTACAGTTTGAGTTATTGAATTTTTTAACCAATGATAAAAGTTCTGGATTTTAAATTATTAAGTAATAATAATCAAAATCTGATAAAATGGAGGTATTATGGATGAAGTTAAGATAAACACATCAAAGACATTAACCTTAACTCTTCCATCTGACCCGACCTCAAATGCAGTGTCTGTATCTCTATATCATGAGTTTGGCGATCTTGTCTCAGGTCCGACCAGCGCTACCAGAACAGGCACAGGGACTTATACAATTACATATGGGCAACAAGCCTCTGGAATCTATATTTTAAATTCTGGGGGGCGTTACAGAGCCGATTTTACATATACCATTTCTGGCACTTCCTATACACAGTCTCAGTACATCAATGTATTCACCCCTTACATTACGGCTGCCGAATTTTTTGATAATCACCCAGAACTAGAAGATGAATTTGCTGTCAAATTTGACTCTTTGGCAAAGAGGGTAAAAAATGCTGTTGAAGCATATTGTGGACAGTCTTTTGAATATTATCCAAATAAGACAATATCAATTAACGGTAATAATTACTCTAATTTGAGATTGCCAGTTCCAGTAACAACATTGACAGAAGTTATCCAAGATCCGGGAACATCTGATGAGTTTATTCTGTTAAGTGACACTGTTGATAGAGTTGAAAAAATTAAACAACCATTTAATTTTGATACAACTTATAACATTAGATTCAAAAAAACATCTGAACCTGAAGAGATATTTATTTTAGGTCGTTGGGACCCGGATGCTGTATATCAAATTACTGGAGATTTTGGCTGGAGATTTGTCCCAGAGAATGTAAAGCAAGCATGCGATATTCTAATTGCTGACCTTATGAACAACGACCATGAGTATAGAGCTCATGGAATGACAAGAGTTGAAATGGATGCTCTGACTGTTTATATGAAAGATACATTCTATGAAACAACAGGTAATATTGAAGCAGATGTTCTACTTATGGACTATATGCTTTTTGTTATGGATTATATTGTCTAATGAGTGCAAAAACATATTTAAGATTTGTTCATAAAGTTGATGTGTATGCGAGAACAACCTCTACAAATGCTGCAGGACAGAAGACAACAACTTTTGCAAAGTCAGCAACTATCCCTGCTGTGTTTCAAGCAAAAAGAAGCGAAAGAAGAATTGAGCCATATGTAGACAACATTGATGAATATGAATTTTATATCTCTCATCAAGACGCTCAATATATAACATATAACAATAGAATTCAAAATGTTAGAGATCGCTATGGAAATGTTCTGGAAGTTGGCCCATTAGAAATTATAAGCATTCGTAAATATATGGGATATAAAGGTGCTTTACATCATCTATTAATTGTTACAAGAAGGGTGGTTGAAGGTGCTTAGTATGAATATTAATTCCAATGCTACAAAGCAAATGGAAGCATTAATGAATAAGATTGAAACATTCCCCAACAGAATTGCATCCGCACAGCAATCTGCTCTTTATAGAAGCGCAGATAACCTTGCTCAAAATCTATACAATAGATTTCCAGCTTCTAGATATTTAGATTACGAAATAAGTACGAGAGGTCATCTTGGATTCTCTCTAAAAATATCTCCTGACAAGGTTTCAAAAACTAGAAATGGTGCAGAGGCTTATATTGCTGCGGCTGTTTTATTAAAGGGCAGAAGAGAGTATGGAGTTGCTGCTGTTAATGGTCGATATATGAGACTAAGGCGTGAATCTGTTCCTCCTTATCCTCCATATTTAAAGTCTGCAAGAATTCCAAGAATGCCGGGTCATCAAGACGAGATAAAACGAGAAGCAAGAGAACTTATTATTAAAAATTTAGAATATGCAATAAAGAGATTTGGTTTTGGTCCAAGAGGCGGTTCTACTGGTTTACAAGATTTGCCATATGTTAGATCAAGAGTTGGTGGAAGATGACAATAAGTATTTATGATGTTAATAATTTTTTAAAAGACGATGCAACACTCCAATCTATTGCCGGAAAGACAATGAATTTTTTTCCTGTAATTGGATATGGAACTGAAGCACCACCATTCGTTGTTTATTATTTTTATCCATCAATACCATCAGTTGAGGCATTCTGGAATAGATATGACAATGTGAGATATTCAATATATGATAGTGACGCAGATAGATTGTTTAAAATAGCTGAAAGATTTATATATTTGCTAGGTAGAGGGGATACAGTTTCTCAATCTGGTGGTATTGAGAGTGAAAACCATAGATTTAAGTCCTCAATTTTTGTAGGTTCTTCAATTCTTGAGCCTTTAGAAAAAGAGGGCTGGTATCAAATGGACTTAGATTTTAGGATATATTCAACTTCTTACGCATAGGTATGGTATGCTAATAAGATATGAAGTATACTACTATTACATACATAGGTAAAACTGAAGGTTATACCGTCAGAATGGGTTCTAAATCTTACGAGTTTGAATGGCAGAAAGGCTTGGGAATTGGTAGAAAAGAAGATGAAGTACACCCAGACCATGTAAAAAAGATCGCTAAATGGCGTGATAAAAGAGGAAAGAAAATTTTCTTCCTCGAATAATTAGGAGAAAAAAATGACAACAAACGCAGCAAACATTGTGGTCGGTGAAGCAGTTGTTAAAGTTGGTGCTTCCAACTTGGCAATGACAGGAACCGACTTTGACGAACTTACTGATGTTGGCTACACTCAAGGTGGTGTAGAAATCTCTTGGCAGCCTGATATGGTTGATATTGAAGTCGACCAGTTCGGTGACGCTGCTAAGGTTATTCAGTCAAGAGTTAAGGTTATGGTTAAGACAACTATGGCCGAAGGTACTTTGAGAAACCTTGCAATCGCATGGAGCTACAACACTACAATCGCAAACAGTGATTCTAATACAGCAGATATTGTTAACACACTTGATGGTGCAAACACTAGAACATTCAAGTTTGGTGGACAGAGCGTGTACCCATTCGAGAAAGCTGTTCAGATTGAAGGTAATGCACCTGGTTCTGATGCAGCAACAACGAAGACACGTAAGTTCAGAACAAAGAGAGCAATCTCAATGGAATCATCAACAATCAGCATGAAGAGAGCAGAGGCATCAGTCTTTGCAGTTTCATTCCGTGTTCTTCCAGTATCTGATGATACTAACTATGAATACGGAAAGATTATTGATCAAACCTGATCAAAAAAAGTAATCTTTAGTACTTGGGCAATCCTCTGTGTGGTATCATATTGCACAGGGGATTTTCCCTATTTATAGATAAAGGTAGGTTCATTTAAAATGGCTAATAAGAATGTGGATATGTATAAGGGAACAGAAATCGTCTTTGCTGATGGCAAAGTACGAACAGTTAAGCCTCTTACAATCCGTTCACTAAGAGAATTCATGAAGGTTGCAAACGAAATGAAGGCAACTGATGAAGGTGCATTGTCGGATGATGACATTGACAAGATGGTTGCTGCAGCCAAAATTGCGCTTAAGAAAGTAGACCCAGAGTTGGCTGCTGATGAAGAAGCATTGGAAGACGCTCTTGATTTGCGTTCATTCCAAGAACTCATGGCAGTTGCTATGGGTGGCGACCCAAACCTGTAGAGGGAGGGTCTTCTGGTTCTGGAGAACCAATCGCATGGGGTGATCTTCCCTTATTGAAATACGAATCAGAAGTTTTTGTTCAAGTTGGAGCATGGAAAAATCTAGAAGAGTTAGAAGATTCTTTGCTCCTTCATGAACTTTTTCTTCTTTATCGTGCATGCGGTAATGAGTATTCAAAAAGTATTAAAGCATCTGCTGTCGCATTTGGCGGTGAAGTTGACTTTGATGATGATTGGTATGATCCAGAACCAACACCGGATAATTCAATCACAAGTGAGAATATTATGGATATTCCAATTGGTTTGGGATTTGAATTTTCTCAATAAGATTATTGCATTTTGCTTAATGAAATGGGATAATTTAATAGGTACTAATAGATGAGTGATGTAGATATTGTATTAGGTATAGCCGTTTCGGGTGTCGAAAAGGTATATAACTTAAGTAATGCAATGCAGCAACTGAACAGGGCTGTTCAGGGTGCAACAAATCCAATGAAAAATTTGGATGCAAGAAGTCGTGCGCTATCTGCTGCAATTGGTTCATCAGATTCATCATTAAAGAATCACGCAAAATCTGTTTCGGAACTTGCAAGAAATAATGCAGTTCTTACAAATGAGATGAACAGAGTCAGAAAAGAAATTTCTGGTCTTGGAACATCTTATAAGTTCGCTACAGGTGCCTCAGCAGAGTTTAGAAGGGCTGCTGTATCCGACCTAAAGGCGTATGAGGCTTCTTTAAAAGGAATTAGAGTACGAGCTCTTGTTGAAGATTTAAAATCATTATCGCAAGAGCAGAAGAGACTTGGTAAAGATGCACAGTTCGTAGGTCGAAGCCTCATCATCGGTCTTACAACTCCAATCATGGGGTTCGGCAGGGTTGGCTTACAAACTCTTGTTGCTATTGACAGAGAATTCGTAAGACTTAATAAGGTTCTTGAAAGCGTTGCTCCTAACCTTGATGCTGCTGCTAAGAAAATGGGCGTTGATTTAGCGTCAGCAACTAGAGAACAAAATGTGCAACTTGATAAGATGGTTGCAAGTTATCAAGCTTTGGATAAGCAACTATCTACAACAAGTACAAAGTTTGGTCTTGCAAAGAGTCTTACAGTCGGTCTTGCTGGAGACTTTGCTGAATTAGGTATTCAAACAACGGACAATATTGCTCTTATTACAGAGCTTACTGCCAAGACTGAAAAACTTGGCAATATGGATATTGGAGCTGCAAAAGATCTTGTACAGAGCCTTTACTTCCAAGCACAAAGAGCAATTCAAGAACAGGAAGCGTCAAAGGGGCCGGGGCAAAAAAGACTTTCATTTAGTGAAAGAGAAACTGCTGCTATCAAAGCAGCAACTGCTCAATTAAACTTGTTCAACTCTGTTGAAAACGTAACTGCTTTAACACTTAAAGACTTGGGAGACGCATTCCCTGAAGTTGCTGCTGCTGCTACATCTTTTGGTTTGTCAATGACTGAAGCAGGCGCACTGCTTGCACCAATGAAAGCAGCAGGTTTTGAAGTTGGTGCTTCTGCTAACTCAATTAAGGTTTCATTGCAGAGACTAACTGCACCAACTAAACAGAACGCAGAATTGTTTAAGCAGTTATCAAAAGAATATAATACAAACTTTAATCTTGTTAAAGGAACTGGCTTAGATGCCATTCAGCAACTTGTAGATGGTTTTAATGAAATTAAGAAAAGTGCTGCTGGTCAAGAAGGCGCAATGGAGTTCTTTTCAAAGGTCTTTGGTGTTCGTCAAGGTCCAAGAATGGAAGTTGCTATCGCACAGTTGGCTGCTTTTGATGCCATATTAAAAGACAAAACAATTCCAACAACAATAAGTGCAGAAAAAAAATTACAAGATTTTGCGAACACAGCAGTTACTTCTGCAAACAAAGCAGGTAAAGCAAATCTTCCTTTAGTTAATAGCTTTAGAGATATTGGAGTTATCGCAAGAATTGCAACTGCTACAGCAGGTCAACAAATTGAAGGTTTAGCAGAAAAAGTTACAGCAGAACAAATTAAAGCTGCAAAAGAAGTTAGAAAAGAATTAAGCAAAGAAATTCTTAAAGCACAAAGAGAAGGTGGAGAAGACTTAATTGGTCAAGTTGGAACAGAGGCTGGTAGAGCAATGTTTATTGAACTTGCAGGTGCTGCTAACGCTTCTCAGATTGCTCAAAGAGAATTAGAAGCAGCTCTTGGCTCTCTTGATACACAGTTATCAATTCTTAAAAACAACTTTAAAACATTTGCAGCTGATCTATTAACTAATATAAAGCCAACAATAGAAAAACTTGTAGAGATTTCAACAAAACTTTACAATGCTTGGTCTAATCTAGATGATCAAACAAAGAAATTAATTTCAACTACTGCACTTGTAGTAGCAGGTCTTACTGCTGCAATTGGTCCATTGATTTTCGTATTTGGTCAATTTAGACTTGCAATGGGAAGCGTTGGTAAAGTCCTATTTGGATTTATACCAGGTCTTAAAACAATGTCAGTTGAAGCATTGGCTGGTAGAGATGCAATGCTTAGACTTACAAAACCATTGCAAGCAGTTGGAGATACTGTTGTAAATACTAATGGTAAGTTTGCAACATTTATTGCAACGCTTGCAAGTGGTCAAGGGCCAGTTGCAAAAATGGCTGAAAAACTTGGAACAATGTCGGGTGTTTTGCAAAAGCAAACAACTGCTCCAATTGGCTTAACAAGAGAAGTAATGTCTCAAAAAGTTTCAAGAGGTCTTCTTCCCGGCGTTGCTGGAGCAGAGGCAATTGAATATGTAGGTGGTCCTGCTGCAACAAGAAGATTAAGAAGAACAGCAGGTGGAATCATTGATGCTGAAGATCCAACACTCAGAGTAAGCAGAGCAGCAAGAAAAGCTTTTGCCGAAGAAGAATTTGCAATGGAGCAAATGGGGCTTAGAAGAGGTGGTGCTTCTGGTACAAGATATAACATCCAACAAAGGGCTGGCATTCTCAGAAGAACAATGGGTTATAGATCAATTTCTGGTGAAGATGTTGGTTCAGCAATTAATCTCAGACAAAGAGCATTTGAAGCCGCTGGTATTGAAAGAACCTCAACATCATCATCGCTGGGTGGTGGAATTCTTAGAAGAGGTGGTCGTGAAATCTCTGAAGAAAGAGCGCTTGGAATTGCTAGAGGTGGAATAAGAGGAAGAATCTTAGGAGCAATTGATACAGCAGGAGCAAAATCTGATGCTGCTATGGGAGCAATCAGAGCGCTTCCAAGTAAGGCTGTAACATCATACACTGGTGCATTAAGCGCTGCTAAAGCAGCACAAAAAGCTTTAACAATTGAAACTCTTGCTTTCACAGGAACTGGTCCAAGCAAATTTGCACAGATGAGAGCAGGGGTTATGGGCTTTGCAAAATCATTTGGTCTTGTCAATAATGCAATCAAGTTAACAAAGATTACTCTCATAGCTTCCGGTATTGGAGTTATTATTCTTTCAATTGGCGTTGCTGTAATGCTTGTAATGAAGAACATGGACAAGTTCAAGCAAGCTGGTGCTTCTGGTTTTGGAACGCTTAAGAAGATTTTTGGAACATTAAAGCAAACAATTGAATCTCTTGCAAGACCTTTCATTGATTTGTTTAGTTCTTTTGGTAATGGTGCAAAGGATTCTGAAGGTGCTGTGCAAGGTCTAGGTAATGCATTTAATGGTCTTACAAAGGTATTAGAATTTGTTGCAAATATGTTCAAATGGTTGGTTGAAAATATCATTCAGCCATACCTTTACGGTGTTGTTAATCTAGTTAAATTTGTTGTTAACATATTCCAAGGTAAATGGAGTGATGCGCTAAAGGCTCTTGCTGGCGCTTTTGCCAATGTATTTGGTGGAATTGCAAAACTTGGAATAGAAGTTATCGCATTCTTAATAAAGCAAATCATTAATATTCTATTTGAACTTCCGTCAGCCTTTATGAAAGCTTGGGCTTGGGGTATTGAAAAGGCAACAGATTTGTTCTTTGGTTTTGTTGAATGGGTATTAGGACAAGTTAAAAGAATACCGGTGCTAGGAAGATTCTTGGGAGGCGTAGGTGATGCTGCTCTTGGTGGATTAAAGTCAGCAAGAGACACATACTTAAGCACAGTTAGAACTGTTGCAAATGCAGTTAATGCTGGTGGTGATGTAATTAAAAGAGGTATCGATAGCGTTGCTGATAAAGCAAAAGGCGCGGTTGATAAGATATCAAAAATTGGAGTTAAGAAGAGCAAAGGTAAACTTGATCTTTTTGGCGGTAAAGATGAAAATAGTGTTGAAGTTGATACTGATGATGCACAAGAGGCAATTACAAGTTCTGTAGGAAGTGGTTTTGATGAAGGCGCTCAAGAAGGTGCTGAAAAATTAGTATCCAGAATAAAAGAAATTAAAAAAGAATTACAGCAAGAAATAGCAGACCGTATCAAAGATACGATGAAAAATGTTGTTGATATATTACAAGAAACATTAAAGAAGCAAAAAGAAGATGCTCTTACTGTTTATGATAATCAAATTAAGAGCATTGAGGCTGTCGGAAAAGCTGAGCAAAAACTAACAAGAGAACAGGAATATCAAAACAAGTTAAGAGAAGCAGAACTTGAAAGGTCTATTAATAGAACAAACAGCAGAAGAAGTTATGCGATGGCCATCTACGCTGGTCAGATTGATGAAGCAAGAAATATTGCTGATGCTGCTGCCAGACAAGAAGTTCAAGATAATGAAAACATTAATCAAATTAATCAAGATAGAATTAGAGAAGTTGCGGAAGAAAATAGAAATGAATTAATTCAGTCAATTAAAGATGCTAAAGATACATCATCTAAGTATTTTGATTCAATGATTACTCTGTTTACAGACGCTGCAAAGAAGATTACTGAATTCCCTCCAACGACTGCTGAAGAATTCAACACTATGTTGAATAATTTAATTGAGGGTGGAAATGGTTTTATTGGTGCAAAAGCAATTGCAAATAGCATGGGGCAAACATTTAGTGACTCATTTAGAGGTGCACTATCATCTCTTGGAGTTAATGCAACTGGACCGTTAACTTCATCACTGGCTGCAATTTCAAAGACATTGGCAGATAATAACCCATTTGGTCCAACAGGTGTATGGAATAAAACTATTGATGAAAGCATTAATGCTTTGACAAGAAAGTATCAAGGTTTAACAAATACTCTTACAACTATTATTGATACAAAATCAGCAGCTTTCCAAAAACTTTACGACATTTATAATAAGTACCAGAACCTTGTAGGTACAACTGGAGCAGGTTCTAACAATACAACACCAGGAACAGGTGGAGGTAGTACTACAAAGCCGGGGTATAACAATGATGGCGTTAAGGATGGAAATAAAGTTTCAATTGCAACTGCTAATGCTGATCTTGGAAAAATTAAGCAATATTCTGATAAATACCTTAGCGACAAGTATGGAGGCACAGCAGAAGGTAAGAAGCTTGTAACCTCAATTAAGAGTATTGTTAGCTCAATTGCATCCTCAGCAGTTCTTCTTGGTGGTCACGATGAGGGTATGAAGGACTTCTTCCCTGTTGTTGCTGCAAACAGATACAAAGATCAAATTACAACAAACTCAGAACTTGTATATGCATACATTGTAAATAACAGAAGATTATTTACAAAGGGTGCAGGTGCACAAGCAAGAACTGATGAGAGCGGAAGAAGTGGTTTCTTTAAGGGTGGTATGCCATATGCAATGGGTGGTCCAACAAAGGGCCCAATTCAACAAGGCATTCCAGCAATTCTTCATGGTGGTGAATATGTTGTAAGAAACTCAGCCGTTAAGAAATATGGTTGGGGAATGATGCAACAAATTAACCAAGGAACATATAAGCCAAAGCCTTACGCTATTGGTGGTTTGGTTAAAGGCAAGGCTAGTAGAAATTATGTAATTCCACACAATCTGGATCGTTCAGACCCTGCATATCAAGAATGGAAATGGCAACAAGATAACGGAGGACTAACAAAAGAATATTTGACTGCTATCGCACTAGCAGAATCAAGTAGAGGAAAAACTTGGGGTACGCTAGCTGATTGGAAAGGCAGAGTTCACACAACTCATGGCTGGATGGGAGGTGGTCTTAGAACAAATGACGATACATGGATTGATTATGGCGGAAAGCAATTTGCAGAGACTGCGGATCAAGCAACAAAACTCCAGCAAATGGTTGTTAAAAATAGAATTGCTGTATTCGGTTGGATTAGAAAAATTGCACCAGGCTCAGATTTTCCTGCTGGCACTATTAGGTATAACAAGCCATTAGGAACAGGAAGTCATGGTTTTGATAGAAAGAATCTTTATGATAAAAATAATAAGATAATTGAAAATTACAGATCTAAAACAAAAGAAATACCTTTACCTGAAAATTTTAATCCTAATATCTCCTATGAAGCACAGCTTGGATATAATCCTTTTTATAATTTTGGAGCAATAGGTGGTGGTTTTAACACTAGAGAGGCAAAGAAGGCATACACTAAATATTTTACTAAAAAATCTAAAGATTTTGATAAAATTACTATGCCATTCTCAAAGCCTATTTGGATTAAAGATGGTAAACCTGTTAAAAAATACAAGGACATGTCGGAATTTGAAGATTTTCAATCTTTGGCAATTGGTGGTCTTGTAAAGGGTAAAAAGAAACTATCCTCAGTCGCAGACTTTAGAAAATTTGATCAAGAAGGAGTTTACAAATATAACTATCAAGCAATGATGGATCAAACATCAGCCAGAATAAAGGCGATGAAAGAAAGTGGATACAATGTTGCTAATCAAAGAAAGGTATTAAATCCATTTAGTGATTTGGCTTATAAGCCGGAAAATGCAAAAGTTTCTCTTTGGGATAAGACATTAGGAAAAGTTGCCACTGGCGTTGCAAATACAGCAAAACTTGGTGTTTCATCATTCCTTGCTGGCGTTTCATTTACTCCAGAGTTTGCAGTTGCTTTAGGCTCAACCCTTCTTGGTAAAGCCGGGCTTGGAGAGTCACAGGCTAAAGGAAGTCTATTTAACCAACTGATTGCAAGTCCTTTCATGCAAACATCCTTGGGTCAGACATTAAAAGCTGCCAAGGAGATGGTTACAACAGGAAAAGACTATAGAGAATTAATGGGGCTAGATAGAGGGCCATTTGGTCTTGCTGGCTTCATACCAGTGTCTGCTTCAGAAAGAGCTATGAAAGAGGCTTCTCAGAATAGGTCAATTCTTGGTAAAGGAACTATTTTAAGCCCAGGCGGTTTGTTGGCTTATTATGGTCTTGATAAGACTGGAATTGCAAAAGAGGGTTCTGGTGCATACATGGCAACCAATATGGGTGGAGATATGTTGGCTCTACTTGGTCTTGATCCTGCTGTTGGAATATCTGGAATTAAATCTGGACTTAGTAAATTTAAAACAGGGACTCAATCTGGATTTAAAACAACTTCTCAATTATTTACTAAAGCAGGTCGTGAAACACTAGCCGATGCATACTGGGCTAAGAAATCTAACTTCTTTAATAAGAATCCAAAACTATATAAACAATATAAAGAATTACAAGATTTAAAGAATGTCATTTTAATGAGAAAGACAAGGGGTATGCGCCCATCTTCACGTGGTCTTCTTGAAGATATGAGTTATCCTGAATATTTTTATCATCAAAAAGAAATGGCATTTCAACGTGCTATGAGAATCCAAAATGAGTTTATTACTAGAGGCGAACCTCTACCGCCTTGGCCTGATGTATATGGTGGTAAAAAAGTAAGAAAATTTTTTGGCAATGCGTATGAATCAGGTTTGGACTTTGAAACTAGGCAAAAATTCTCACTTCCTCGTTCAATATATAAGACAATGTTGAATCCATATTATAAGTTGAGCAATAAAATTAATGAAAAATATCCAATATCTGTCAAAATTGGTAATGAAATAACTGATATTAAAAAATTAATTAAGAATCCTAAGTTAGCACCTAAGAAATTCTATACTTATGCAGATCAAGGCCCTTTTGGCACAAAATATACTTCAAAGACTGCTGAATATTTTGGAGAAAGATTTGGAAAGCCAGAAATTTTAAGAGATAAGAGTGTGCTTGGCGATATTAACAACATGTTTGGCGGTGTTTTCCCAGCATTAAAAGATGTTTATAGCGAACTTGGCATTTCAATAAGAGAAAAAACATTCGATTTAGCTTCAAGCCTGATTCCTTTTAAGAGAAATATAAGACGTTCTTTTGGCACAGGGAATAGAGTTGCAAATTTGACACCAGAAAATCTTGCTATATTAAATGAGGTAAATGAACAACAAAGAATAAAATATATTAGAGATTCAAGAATAGCAAGTATAAAAGATAGAATTGAAAAATCAAAATCTGGTTATTATAGCGGATTTAAGATGTCAAATCTTTCATCTGAATATGACAACTTCCCTTTGAATGTTAGACAACAACTTATGGAATTGTTAAAGCAAGGAAATTTAGAAAAATTACAAAAAACTTTTTCAGAAAATATGGCTATAGGTGTTGATTTTACACCCTATGGTCTTAATCCAGCTGATGGTATTGGCAACTATTTGATAACTATTATGAGGAGAGCAACTAAACAATCAGATGCTAAATATTTAGGCTTACCTGAAATGGATTTTATACCAGAAAATGCTCTATTCCCAAGTGCTTCATTTAACTTTTCTGTTTCAAATGCTGGCACTGGTGGTGGAAGGAATCTTCAGATTGGTGGTCTTTACTCTCTGGCTGATTTTAATCAAATTGATGTTTCAAAACTTTTAGCTTTTGTTTATATGAATATAATTAAAAAGCACAATGTTACTACCGTTACTAATGGGAGCTATTCAAAATATTCATATGCTCTTTCTGACAGACTTAGCGCAATGATGGAATTTCTAGATCCATCAGTTCAAGTTATCACACCTCCATTATCAAATTGGAGGCCAAACAATATAGAATTTCCAAACATGCTAACTGGTGGAAAGATATTTCAAACAGAGTTGGATAGAGAAATATTTTTGAACAATTTTAATAGAATAAAAGATATTTTAGCAAAAGCAAAAGTCAAGGCTGGTGAAAAATCATTATTGCAAGCATCTAAAGAAGCAAAGAAAGCAGGAAGGGTTCCAAAGTCAGCAGATGAATGGCAAAAAGCATATGAAGATTATAGCGCTAACGCTAGAAATATGAGAGATTTGCAATGGATGGCAGGAAGGGCTGCATCATCAACAGGCATAGACGAAAATGCATTTCGCCTTCTTTCTTGGCCTTTCCGACGTTTCTTAGAAACACCTGCTGGCGCTATCTTTATGAGAACAATGAGAACTGTTCATAATGAATCTTTATCACCACAATCAGTTCTTCCTCCTCCTCCAATTCCTAGCCGTATAATAGATAGAATTCCACTTGATGAAGTATTTAATGGTGGTCTTATTAGAGGTTACGAAACTGGCGGTCTTGTAAAAGGTCAAAAGAATACTAAGACACCATCTGCTGCTGATTTTAGAAAGTTTGAATCTAAGTATAGTAATTGGGATCTTCAAAGCATTACTTACATTGCCCAGCAGAAAATTAAAGATAGTAAGAAGAATATTTTCCAAAAAGGCCTTTCATCAATTAGTGGTTTCTTTAAGAAGAAAGGGCAAGAAGCGCTATATGGCTCAGGAAATGGGTTCTTTGCTGGTTTGAAGTCGGCTCAACAACTTGACAGTGGACAAACGGAATTCAGCCCTAGAGATCCACTCTCTAATCCAGCTTATAGAACTGGTTTTGCATATTCAAAAGCTGCTAGTGAAATGCTTTTGCCATATGTTGGTGGTGCGTTCGCAGCAACTAAGGCTATGGATAAGAATAGAAGCACTGGTGATAGAAGTCTTAATGCTTTGTTTGCCGGTCTTGGATTAATTGGTCCAACAACTGTATTTGCACCAAACTCTGGCTATCTTACAATGCCATCAAAGATTAAAACACTTAAGAATCTTGATAAACTTACTGATGTTGCTACATTGAGAAATGTTGATCAATTCTTCCCCGGTACAAGAATTCCAATGCCTTCTGGATTGATTCCAACATTCTCACAAGAACAGGGTCAAATATTAAATCAAATTGGGGCAAGTGCCTCACTAGGTAGAACTAATTATCTTGAATTTGGTAGCTGGGGCACAATGGATTCGTTTTTGCCATCATCTCCTGATTTTTATAATGAAAGGGTTTCAAGACTAATAAGAAACAGAATGGAAAAAGGCACTAGTCTAGAACAGTTTAATCTTGCATTAGACATTGTTAGTAGGCTTAATAGTAATTATAGAAGGGTATCAAATATCGGCGCTCCTTCAATTGGTTATAGAGACTTTCAGAGGTTGTTTAAGAGTTTTGGATTGCCAGATGAGGTTTTCCAGAGAAAACTTATGGAATCAGGTCTTGTTGATTTTGGATTCTTTGACGATATTGACAATCTTCCTCCTCGATTTTTTAGCCATTTAGATTTTGATAAGATGCATCAATATCTGCTAACAGGTCTTATTAATGGAAAAGTTCCTAAAAATAAGATGAGATCAACTATTCTTGAAAATATTCAAATTTCTCAAGCAATTAGAAAAGCAAGACTCTATAATCCAAAACAAGGTCTTAGTCAATCAGTAATTGGAAAAATTATGAAAGATGAATCAAAGTTGTTTCATAGATCTCCTTCTTATGACTCTGGTCGTAATACAGTCGAAATGTGGAGAAAACTTGGTAATAGCGGTTCCTATGGTCAAACTGTTGAGTTTATGTTCAGCATTGATGATTTACCAAGGTGGTTAAGTCAGCAAGGTTACGGATTGAAAGTTGATATGCTCAAAAAGTCTGACAATATACCTGGTTCAGTTGATTTGACTAATGTAATGGCATATGTTTATGAAAAAGTTTTAAAACCTAAAGGAATTACTAATATATTCCCCGGTTCAACATCACCTCACTCATTTATATTAGGTCATAAATTAAATGAAATATTTAAAGTTTTAGACCCCAATATTAAAGTTCATGTTCCTACCCTAGAAGAATATTTAACTGGAGGTTCTGCGAATGTGATGGACTTTAGTTCAGTTGGCTATCACGGGTATCTTTATGAGGCTTTGGAAGAAGACTTGGCTTCAATACCAAATTTTTACGATGATGTTAATCTTAGATTTGAAATTTTTAAAGGAAGAGAAAAAATTACAAACGCACTAAAAGAAGCCAGAAAAACAATGGGGTCACAATTGCTTGATCAAGAAGGTGTCCCAATTCCAAAACAATCTGAATTGCGTGATCTTGTATTGGGACTACCAGATTCATATCCAATCAGACCGCCAAGAGGAAACTTTAATGGCGGTTTAATCAGAGGTTTTGCTAACGGTGGTTTCGTCAGCGCATTCGCTTCACAAGGCGTTCCAGCAATGCTTCACGGTGGAGAGTATGTAATTAACTCTAGCGCTGTTAAGAACTTGGGTCTTTCTGCTCTTGAAGCCCTCAATCAAATGAGATTCAATGCTCCTAAGTCGCCAAGTTATTCCGGCCCAGTTCAGCCTCAATCTTCTTCAACATCAACCGTTCACATTTATGTTGACAACTTTATTGGTGAAAAGGCTTGGTTTGAGTCAATGATGAAAGACTATAATATTAATGTAGCCCCGCAAAATCAAAAGGCTGCTGGATTGAACAATACAACAATCTCAACATATAGAGGAATTAACAGAGGTCTATAATGCCAGCAATACAAAACCAGCAAACAGGATTGACACATCTTCTATCAATTAATGGCACTCAGATAACTGAGCATAATCGTAAAATTGTAACTGAAACACAGCAATCTGGCTCATCTATTGAGTTATCACGTGGTATTAATAGAAGATATATTAAAAAGAATAAAAAGACATTTAAACTTAGCTTTACCTATTTGCCAAATGGAACAGATAAAACTGTTGACGGTAGGGCGGGAAGAGATTTTCTAAAGTCTATCTCAAACACAAGAGGTACAGTAACAGTTTCTATAAAACTATCTCCGATAGATGATTTTGAGACATATACATGCTTTGTTAACTCTTATACAGAGAAATTAGTCAGAAGGGATATTGAAAATTCTTGTTCATATTATGATGTTACAATAGATATTGGTGAGCAATAATGGCTGATGAATACTATGAGATAGGTCCGAAACTTAGTGATATTGACTTTTATATTGGTCAAACCAATGCTCAATCAACAGTCTCTATAAATTCTGATGTAACAACATCGGCAGTTAGGGTTGCTACTGCATCTTCATCAATTTCAATAAGTTCTTCTAATAGTGTCACTGCAATAGAGGTTATAGGAGCAGCATCTGAAATTCAAATTGAATTAATATCTGAGTCAATACCCTCAGAGATTCTACATGTATTATCAGTTGTAAATGTTACTTCAACAATATCAGTAAGCACTCAAAAAATAACAAGCGCTTCTGCATCAGTATCAGTATCTTCAAATATCTCTGTATCAGTTAAAAAGACTACATCAGCTATTGCATTTGCTGATATTGTAACAACTGTAACTCCAACATCAAAAAAGATTGCTAAAGCATCTGCATCATCTAATATTACTGCAATTCCTGCTTTTCATTCAACGTTGATTAGTTACATGAGACAACAAGTCTCTATACAGTCTAGAGTAATTATAAATGCCCCAATTAGATTTTCCCCTTCATACATTGATTCATCATCGCATAGAACACTTCTTATTCTTGATGGCAAACCATTAACAGATCATGGCAGAACATTTGAAGAGTCTTTGTCACCGGTTTTTGTAGAGTCTTCAAATTGGAATAATCGTAAAAGTAGATATTATAAAAGAGCAACAAGTTCGGGTAGAAAAAACTTTACAATAAACTGGGCCAATGTTCCAAATGCAATGGAGGATACCGTAGACTCTAGACATGGCAGGGATTACATAAGTTCAATTGCTGAAGATCCTGATGCACATGAATTAAAAGTCATAAATTTAGATGCTTCGGGCACAACCCCATATACAGAAACAACATATACTGTATTTGTCACTACATATAGCGAAACTTTGTCAAGAAGATACCTTTCGGAAGATGTATACTTGTATCAACTTAATTTAAGTTTGGAAGAGGCATAATGTTAACAAAGAATACATATGGAGCAAATTTATCAAATTATTTTAATTCTGCTATACAATCTCCTGCCCAAAATGTTAAACCAAAGGTTATTATTGACTTATTAGATAGTCGTCACATTACTCTTGCAAATGTTTTAACTGCTAATGCAAATATTACTAACTCTGATGCTCATATTGTAAAATCAGAAGGCTCAATTGGCTACTACTTCTCAGAGCAACAAATCATTAACGGCTATGAAAGAGAGTCTTTTACATGGGCTGTAACTGATGCCTTAGATAAAAAAGGGAAAATTATTACAGCAGATGGAAGTTGGCATTGTATGCCAACAACTCTTGATACCGATAATAATCTTGATGGAGATTATGAATTTGGGTGGTGGTCTAAAACAAGAAGTCAAGCAAACGGTGTCTTTGCGTCATCCCCAGTTATAACATATGCATTTGAAGAAAGAAAAGTTAATAAGATTAGAGTAACTACTTCTGAGTATTATGGTCAAGTTAAATCTTTTAGAATAAAAGTTAAAAATTCATCATTAGTTGATATTCTTGATCAAACAGTTGTATTTGAAGATGATGATTATTATAAAGACATATATCTAAATAGCGTTAATGCCATATCTTCAAACTATCTTGCAACAAGAGTTGAATTAACAATAATTTCAACAAAAAATGGTTTAGATTATGCAAGAATACATGAAGTCTCTCCAATCTTTGAAGTCGATATAACTGATTATGTAATTGATTACTCTGTGTCAAGAGCGAGGGATGTGCATGAAAGCAGTCTTCCTATCGGTGGTACTCAGACACCTAAAATTACAATAAAATTGGATAATGCCAATAAAGACTGGAGTGTTTTTAACAATTCTTCTACATATGGAAAATATATGAAGAAAGACTTGAAAGTTACTGTTTCAACTGGATGGAGAATTAAAAAAACAAATGACACTCTTTTAACAACGACACTGAGATCAAATTTAAGCAATTCTGCAAACACAATCTCAGTAATGAATTCGGATATTTTTCCATCTGGAGGTTCTGGTAATAATTTTATTATTACAATAAACCCAGACAAAGAGAACAGAGAAATTATTCTATGTAATGCCGTAACTTCTACAAATACATTAAGTGTTACAGAAAGAGGTGTTCAGCAAACAGATGCAAACACTCATACCGCTGGTTCTTTAATTCATTTTGATCCATATGAATATGTAGCAATGGGAACATTCTATGTTGATGAATGGACTGCTGATACAGGTTCTATGACCGTCACAATGCAAGCAAGTGATTGGTCTAAGTTCTTAACTGAAAAGAAGTTGACTAATGGCTTCCTTCTTGAAAATAAAGTGATGAGTGAAGCAGTTCAGAATCTTTTGATGAGAAGAAACTTTCCCAAAGCAGACTTTATACATAATCTTCCATATAGCAAAGGTGTATCTCAACTTGGCGGAGTTCTGAGGTATTCATTCAGCGAAGACTCAATTGACAGAAATGGTGTAGCAACAACATTAGAGCCGGGATTACGAGCAAGATTTTGGGGTGCCAGAGCTGGCTCTGAATATAATTATAAAACAATTAAAGCAGATGTTCTTGAAAAGAATATATCAGTTGAAGAAAGAATTAAAGGTGAAGCTATCTATGCTGCTCCCGATAAAATAGTTAACTCAGCAGATGTTAGCATTCCAGATAATACTGACATCTTATCTCCTATTAAATATGGTGTTAATTTAGTTAATTATATTTTTGAAAGCACACTTAACTCAGTTACGTATACAAAGTATTTTAATGGAGTCATAGATGGCTACTATTTTCCGGTAAATAATGGTTCTCAAAAATTGGTTTTAGATATTGCTTATGGCGGTGGAAGAATATATCTTGATGACCTTTTGATTGGTGAATCTAATAAAGAAAATGTATCGGTATCAATTGAGTCAATTCCTCTTACGCTGATTGCAGGTAATCCATACAGGCTGAGGATTGAATTTTTTCATGGTTATGGAGATGCTAATTTTTCAATTAGTCTTCATAGTCTTATTTCTGCAACAAAGACACTGTTACCGGCATCTCGTTTTAGATCTGTTGTCGCAAGAGATGGCTTGGGTTCAAGAAACTTAACTGGTACTGTACCATCTTCATATTCTAGAGATGATATAGCAGAAAATCACCATCAAAACGATGCTTTTATACAGGCTAATGCTCAATTGAATTATTCAAGTGAAATTCAATCTGGAGATGGCAATAAGGGAATTTTATTGATTGATGGTGCATATATAAGAGTTCCAAATCATAATTCAATAGCCATAACTGAAGAAGATTTTACAATTGAATTAGTTGCTAAATTTAATGATGGTCATTTCTCAACTGGCGATGGAGAGTACCTATCATCATGGGCAAATAGTAACCCAGCAAATGGTTTTGAATTTTTTTATAACGACAATTCAAGTCATGGTTTTAAGATAAAAACCACAGGCCCTACAACAACAACTGCATCTGTTTCGGACACAACAGACTTGCTTCAGTCTGAATTTTATTATATTGCAGTAACTTATAATGCAAATACAAATCTTTTGTCATATTATATAAATGGAGATTTAAAAGATACTGATACTGTAAATGGTAATGTCGTTCTAAATTCATCTGATTTGACGATTGGAGGAAGGGGTGCATCATTTAGTGCTGGTACAGAAAATGCCCCTTCTACAACTAGGGAATTTATTATTGATGAGTTTGCCATATATAAAAATTGTTTAACAAATGATGAAATTAAAGAGCGATATATATCTTCAAAAATAGCATATACTGCTACATTCCCATTTATTTATTCAGAGCAAGAACATATTCGAGGTGCTATTGATGAAATTACATTAGCAGATTTAGGAAGGTTTTATATTGATGAAGAAAGTTACGCAAGGTATGAGCATTATAATAGATTTTTTGAAACTACAATAGATCAGCATGCTAATATTCAATATACTTTTAGTGATTCAACTAACATTGTTGACGGAAATTTGAATGTTCAATTACAGACAAATAAGGTTGTTGTCAAAATATCATCGGTTAGCAAGCTTTCTAATGATTCAGAAATTTTATGGTCATTGAACGATAAAACTACTTTAGGCGTTGTAAGACTTGTAACAAATATCCTAACTTCAGATACAGGAATTCATGTATCAACAACTAGCAACCCTGTTTTTCCTAATGTTGGTTATCTTGCTTTTACAAAAGATGATCAAACTGAAATCGTCAGATATGGTTCTAAGAGTGAAAACTACTTCTTGAATGTTGAGAGAGGAAAGTTTGGAACTCCAATTCTTGGAAATGTTGCGGCTAATAATACAAAAATTAGAGAGGCTAGATATTATGAAGTTACATATGATAAAAAACCAGCTGCTACAGTACTGTTCCCAATAGCAACAGGCATTGTTGATGATGAACCTAATACAATTGATATTGTTAAATTTGAAAGCAACCCATATACAGCAAGATTAATAATTGCTGCTTCTTCTAATGTTGCATACGATAGTCACATATATGTTCAGGGCGAAGATCCTAGATCAAATATAGAATCTTCTTTTGCAATTTATGGAGTGCCAGTAGTTGCAACATTAAATAATGCACAGATAACTGAGAAAAAGGAATCAATATCAGAAAATGTTCGTAAATATGGATTAAAAGAATTAGTAATTGAAAGCCCATATATTACAACAGAAGAACATGCTCAACAACTTGCTTCTTTTATAATTGAAAAAATGAGTGAACCTGTTCCAATTATTACAATAAATACAATGTGTGTACCAAAAATTCAATTAGGTGATAGAATTAGAATATCGTCTTTTGATGCTTTTGATATTACAAATCAGGATTATTGGGTTATATCTCAAGAATTTGGGTATGGAGATACGTTAACTCAGAGTCTTACATTAAGGAAGGTGGTTTAATGGCAATTGATCCAAAGATTAATATTAATGAAAATCAAGTTATTTTTAAAAGAGATATCGGTCATAAACATGATGGCCTTACATCTTCATTAATTGATTATACAAAGTACTCAATGTCAGATTTTGTTGTGTATCCGCTAGGCTCTCCGGGTTCTGTAAGAAGAAATATGCAGGAAAGAAACCTTGAAAGTCTTAAAAGTTTTATAGTTGACGCTATTGAAGACAGGGTGCTAAATCCTAGAGGCATTCGAATACAGGCTAATGCTATTACGGCAAATGAGATTGCTTCAAATACAATTACTGCAAAAGAATTGTCTGCAAATATTGTATTAATTAATAATGTTATTAGTAGTAATAACTATGTAGCAAATACATCTGGATGGTCAATCCATTCAAATGGGTTTGCAGAATTTGGGAATGCAACAGTGCGAGGAACAATTGTTTCAAACACTGGAACAATTGCAGGATGGACATTAAGCAATACTGCTATATATGCTGGACAAACTCCAACTCTTAATGCCAATTATTCATCACTCTATAGCAATGGAGTGATGAACCTGCATACATATACCCCTGCTGGTTTTCTTACTCCTGATTATTATTATGATGTGTTAATTGATTCTAATGGAATTACATTAACAAGTGACATTGATGGAGCAAATAAAACCACATCTCTAGAAGCTTCTGGTGTCTTGTCTAGTTATTTAAATATTACAGGTGAAGCAAACATTGATCAACTTTTTGTTACTACAAGTGCTGGTATTGGCACTAGCGAAAACCAATCAACTGGTGGTGCTAATTCATCTGGAGGTTGGTTATCAAATTCTGGATTTGCAACATTTACTAGACCGGGTTCATGTCTTGTTTTAAATGAAACTACAAATAATAATGTTGCACAGGATGTTCTTACTTTTAGAAGAAAAGGTTCTACAATTGCAAGTATTACTGTATCAAATACAGCAGTAGCTTACAATACAGGTTCTGATTATAGATTAAAAACAAATATTGAAATTATTTCAAATATAGAAGAAATTTTGAATAAGTTAAAACCAGTTAAATTTAATTGGGTATCTGACCCTGATCAATGGTCGCATGGTTTTATTGCTCACGAAATTCAGGAAATTATTCCATATGCAGTATCTGGTGAAAAGGATGGAATAAATGAAGATGGTACTCCAAAACATCAGCAAGTTGATTATTCAAAAATAACACCTATTTTGACTGCTGGTATTAAAATGTTGATGACTAAAATAGACGCTTTAGAGGCTAGATTACAGGCTCTAGAGGATGTATAATAGATAGATATGGCTGAATATACTAACTACTCAATTGTTTCATGGTCGGATACAACCCCGATTACAAGTGTTCGTCTTAATCAAATGTCAACAAACATTGACCAAGTAAAAATTGTTAGCAGTGATAAACCAAATGGAATTCTAAGAATTAGAACTGGCGTTGGTGATGTAAGTAATGGCGTAGGCGCAATATTTTCTAACACAAAAATAATCGCTCTTACTCAGGAAACATCAGGTAATACAGCTTACGATAATAGAGTAACACTTGATTCATCTAGGTATTACAGACTAACATTTGTATGTCCTGGTATTATGCAGCTAGATGCAGGTGGTGAAGATAGTACTTATTATATAAAATTTAGAACAGGCAATACTGCAAATGCAGGGTCGATTGTTTCTCAGTTTGTTTTAAGTTCTGGAATAGGAGCTTTTTATAGCGTAGCTGCTAAACCTACAACTGATTTAACATATGATCAAGTAGATTCATTAGGTATAAGACCTGAAATTATTTTTGGAGCTGGAACATATTCTTATGTTTTTCAAGGTGACTCACAAGTGGTAAATGGTAGTTATTTTGTTGAATTACAAAGAACTGTTGGCCCTTCTGGTAATATGACAAACTCAACTGGTTGGACTGTTCTTGGTTCAAGTGGACAAATGCAATTTTATATTGAAGATATCGGTGGAATTGCATAATTATGCCTAGAGAACTTGCATCTAAAAGAAAAGATGTAAAGTGGACAGACAGCCAGCCAGCCGGTGAGGATAGCGCCAATTATCAAGGTGGAAAATATATTGATGATAAAGGGTATGTAAGAGTCCTTAAAACTGATCATCCGAGAAACATTCGCGGCTATGCGTATGAGCATAGATTGGTAATGGAAGAATACTTAGGTCGCTATCTAGAACCTTGGGAAACCGTTCACCACATTAATGAAATAAAGATTGACAATAGACTAGATAACTTATTTCTTTGTACACACTCCGAGCATAGCGCTGTACATAAAGAAGGGCATAAAGCCTCAGAGTCAAGAAAAAAGAAGATGAGAGAGACTGTTAAAAACACAAAACCTCATACTAAAAAAAGAAATCATGCTCAAAATAAACCAATAGAAAATAGATTAAAGCGACCAAATCTCTAAATATCCTATGGTATGATATTCGGGACTGTAAAGGAGTCCGAATGAAAGAATGTGGAGCAGAAGGCTGTAATCAGACCTTTGAACCAAATACCCAAAACCAAAAATACGCAGATCCAAGTTGCCGTAAGTCAATTGACTCTCTTGGATTATGCAAGTTCAGAAAAGAAAATGGATTGGTAGATGTGCCAGTAAATCCTATTGTTGGCAAAGCACCGACAACTGAATCTGAATTGAAAGTTTCGTATGCAAAGCTTTTGCAAGAGTACGAAAAAGTCAAGACAAAGCAAGATGCAATTGCAGATGCTGTTTATCGTGCTGTTAAGGAAGATATCAAAGATAATAAGATTGATAGAGTTCCACCTCCAGTAAAGGATAAGAGAAAGCACTCAGAAGAAGTTGCTGTTGCTGTAATTGCAGACTGGCAGTTGGCAAAAGTAACACCTACATATAATTCTGAAATATGTGAAAAAAGAATTGAGCAATATGCTGATACTGTAATTAGACTTACAGAAATTCAAAGAGCAGAACATCCAGTTAAGCATTTACATGTATGGGCATTAGGTGACATTGTTGAAGGAGAGTTAATCTTCCCCGGTCAAAGCTTCCTAGTTGACGGTGGTTTGTATAGACAAATTACAGTTGATGGTCCAAGAATTATTAAGAACTTCTTGACAAAGATGTTAGAAAATTTTGAGACTGTTACATTCGTTGGAGTCATTGGTAATCATGGCTCTATCGGTGGCAGAGCTCGTAGAGATCATGACCCAGAAACAAATGGCGATAGAATGCTCTATCGAATTGTTCAACTTATGTTTGAGAATGAAAAAAGAATTAAGTTCGTCATTCCAGATGGTCGTGGAGAAAGAAACTGGTATGCAATTGATACAATTGGAAACTATAAGTCATTGTTAATTCATGGTGATCAGTTTGGTAGTCTCTCAACCCTGTATTCTTTCCAGAAGAAAATCTATGGATGGAAAGTCGGAGCTATTGAAGAAGACTTTGATGATGTTTATTTTGGACATTTCCATACACCTACTAAGATGACATTCAATAGTGTTCAATGCCGTATCTCAGGTAGTCCTGAATCTACAAATACCTATGCAATGGAAAGCCTTGCTGCTATCGGTAAAGCCTCACAACCATTGATGTTTGTTCACCCAGAAAAGGGGATTGTAACTGCTGAATATACATGCTGGCTGGACTGATATGAATAGTAGAAAACTTAAATGCAAAAAGTGTGGAGGTCTAAAATTTATTGGAGATCCGTATTATGCATATGGAACCTACTACATTGATGTTACATGTGTAATATGCAGTGATACAAAAGATATTGAGGTTGATCGACTAAATCAATTTCTGGAGAAGCTAAATCAGGAAAAGATTGTTGTAAATGTTAACAAGAAAACCAGTACTGAATAAGTTCTATAGGTATTCAGACACCATCGTTAAATTGAAAAAAATAAGTAAAAATTCCAATAAAATTTTTGCCGAAAGACTAGATAATGGCGAATTGATTCTGATACCATACGAGCAATGCGAAATTCTGCTTCTCCGTCTTTATACGGTTGGAGAAGTTGCGAAGATTGTAGAGAAAAGATCTGATACCCTAAGAAAGTATGAGAAAAAAAATCTTATACCTTCACCAAACAAATTTGGTGAAAAGTATAAAAGCTATGAAAACTGGCGCTACTATGAAGAATCAGACATTTATGAGATGATTGAATTCTTTAATACTAGAGTGCCGGGAAGACCAGCACAAAATAAAAAAGAAGACATTAATTCAAAAATTAAGTCAATAGAACAGAAAGTAAAATTAAAATTCTGAGGAATTATGGCAGAAGATAAAGTTGAAATTTGGGCATCTCTTGGAATCACCAAGAATCTTGGAAACTACGAGTCACTAAGACTTGATGCGGGTGCCAAGACAATGGCTGTATCACTAGATGATGAAGATGCTTGGAAAAAGCTTTGGGATTCAATCGATATGCAGATTGAAGCAAAGCTCAAAGAATTAGACGATGAAGCGTCTAAATAATTGGAAAGATAGAGCAATCTGTGCAAATGATAAGTTTGCAAACAGATGGCTATCTTACGATATTAATGACATTGAATATGCAAAAGAAGGCTGTGCAAGATGTACAGTTAGAAAAGAATGTTTAATGACTATTTTAGAAAAAGATTACTATTTTACAGGAGTGGTTGCCGGTATTTCAGAGTATGATTACCTATCTGCTATCTGGGAAAGAGCAAAAGAAGAAGATGAAAGTAACTGGAGAACAGACGATTCAACACTTTCAAGATTGTTGCAAAAAGCACAATAAATTATTTATTCCAGACTCACCAAGACAAGAGCCAGTTGCTAAAGCAATTTCTGAATTTTATGAATCAGAAATATTGTTTAAGGCTATTGAGTCTTTTGTCAAAGGCAAGAATGGACCTGTTTTAGTATTTGATTTTGCAATTGAATCTAAAACTCACATAGATAGAGTGCAATTTGATAGCAAGTCTGATAGTAGATTTAAAGAAATATTGGAACAAACAAGAAAGAGAATGAACGATGAATTATGAGTTAAGGGTAATAAACTCCTTACTTAATTCTGGTGATTATGTTAGTGCTGTAAATGAGGGCATTGAAAATGTCTTTGTTGAGTATCGTGATATTTGGAACTTTGTTGTACAGCATTATGATGAGTACAAAAAGACACCATCTAAAGATACTGTAAAGCATCACTATCCAGACTTTGAATTTATCAATACGCCTGAACCATTAACTTATTATGTTGATGAAGCGAAAAAAGAATCGCTTTCGTATCAGACAAGACAGATTATTTCAAAGGCTAATAACCTATTGAAAGATATGGGACCAAAAGATGCAATGGCATACCTCATGCAATCAACATCTCAGTTGTATAAATTTTCCAGCAGTCTTAAAGACACAGATTTGGTTGGAGAATGGAAAGACAGAGCTGGAGATTTGCGTGAGAGATCCAAGCAAGAGGCTAGGGATATACCAGGAATTCCAAGTGGCATTAGCGTTCTTGATAAATCTTTTGGTGGTTGGCAACCGGGTGACTTTGTTATCCTTTTAGGTTGGACAGGTGTTGGAAAGAGTTTCATTGCTCGTTTGTTCGCTGCCAATGCATGGAGAGCAGGTTATAGACCACTCATCATTTCATTGGAAATGAATAAACAGCAAGAGGGGCAGAGACTGGACACATTGTTAAACAATGGTGAGGGTCACTTTACAAATACAGACCTTGTTAAAGCCAACAGAGGCATTGTTGACAGTTATGAAAAATGGGCTGAGAAAACATTTGAAGGTAAACATCCAATCTACTTGGTTACTTCAGAGGGTCTTGAGACTGCTGACCAAAACATGGTTCAGGCTAAGATTGACCAATATCATCCCGACATGGTAATCCTTGACTATCATGGACTATTTGATGACGCTAGTGGTGCTAAGAATGAAACAGAAAAAGCTAAGAACTTGTCTAAAGCATTCAAGCGTATTGCGGTTAAGAATGGAATACCAATCATTGACGTAGCAGCAGTAACAATGACTGATGGTCATGCTGAAAGACCACCCGAACTTGAAGAGGTTGCATGGAGTAAGCAATTGGCTTACGATGCCGACCTAGTATTAGCAATTCATCGTGAATACAACTCAGATGTATTTCAAGTAGTATCAAGAAAAGTAAGAAGATCAACACAATTTGGTTTCTATTTAAGATGGAACCTAGAAACAGGAAAATGGAGCGAAGAATGGGAGCTGTAATGCCAAAGAAGTATATTGCAGGAGAAGCGCAAGATATTGAAACAATTGTAAGGCTAAGATCATGGATAGAGGATGAATGGAAATCTGTTCATGGTAATTTTACAAAAACAAAGTTGGTAACGGATTACGATGCGAAATCAAACATTTTCAAATTCAAGTTACATTTCATCAAGTAATTTAGAAAAAAATATAAGAGAGTTATTTGATAACTACAATATTCATGTCCATAGCGAGGGCATGAATGAAGTAAATATCTTTTGCCCTTTCCATAAGAATCTACATAGTCCAGCATTTTATATCAACATAAAGACCGGCCTATGGCAGTGCTTTAATCCATCATGCGGTAAGAAAGGTAACTTCAGACAACTGTATAAGCAGGTGACTGGTAAGCCATTTACTAAAGACATAAAGCTAGATCATCAAGCCTTGCAGAATACTCTTGAAAGAGACTTGAATTATGAGGAGGGTGAAAAGGATCAGTTAAACATTTCAGATATTGAAATTGATTATGAGAGCGATGATGATATTCTAAAACTTAGAACATTCACAGAAAGAGGTCTTTCATATGAAACAATGGAACATTTTGAGATTGGTTTTTCTAATCTAAAAGAAAGAGTTGTAATCCCTGTTAGGGATGCACAATATAAGTTAGTTGGGTTTATTGGTCGTGCAACCAGTAGTGAACAAGAACCACGCTATCTTTATAACAAGGGCTTCAAAAGGGCCGATGTACTGTTTAATATTCAAAACGCAAAACAGTATGACTCATGCATAGTTGTGGAAGGAAGTGTTGATGCAATGTTTATTCATCAAGCCGGATTTCCCAATGTTGTTGCTACTCTTGGTTCAAGAGTGTCAGATTATCAATACAAGATGCTCAGAAGATATTTTGATTCCATCACTATTTTTTCTGACAACGATGAGGCTGGAGAGCAAATGAAGCATGATATACTGGATGCCTGTAGAGGAAAAGAACTCTACACTGTCAAACTCCCCGAAGACCGTAAGGATGCAGGGGATATGACAGAAGATGAAATTAAAATTACATTAACAAACAAACAAATACATATATAAGGAAGGTATAAAATGTTTAAATCAGTAAAAACACTGTCAGAGTTGGAAAAGACCGTTGCACCAGCACCGGGCGCAAACAAGACTGGCACAAAGAAATATTTAACAATCGGCGCTGGAGAATCAGTTAAGGTTAGATTCCGTCAAGAGCTAACTGAAGATGCTAGTGGTTATGATGAGAAGTATGGAACTGGCATTATGGTTCCAGTTATTACTTCACCTATTAACTGGAAGTGGAGAGCTGCTTCAACTGCACAGATTGAAAAGTTTGGATTCCGTTGTTGGGGTTCAGAGCAGGTTTATAAGGATAAGGCTTGGAAGCCAAAGACTCACTTGGTAATTAATGTTGCTGTTGAAGTTGAGCCGGGCGTTTGGGAACCACGAATTATTGACACAACTTTTAATCAGCGTCATATCGGAGCAATCTTGATTGAGTACGCAAAGGAATTCGGTTCAATTACCGATAGAGACTATAAGTATTCTCGTCAAGGTTCAGGTGCTTCAGATACCAACTATAGCCTTATTCCACTAGGCGTTTCGCAAACATCTAAGGAAATCTTGGAATTGCCAATGCATGATCTTGACAATGTTTATCTAACATTGCCTTACGATAAGCAAGAACGCTTTTTCACCACTGGTGAAATTTCAAAAGACGAGTGGTAATTAGAAAGGTATGATGAGTGAGGGGAGTAGTGAAAACTACTCCCCAAACCTTCATGTTATGAGTAAAGTAATAGCTTTAGACTTAGACGGTGTAATCGCAGATATTGGCGAAGCACTAAATATAGAACTTGAAGAACGAGGCCATTTTGATTATGACTATTCAGATTGGTTAACAACACATCATGAGTGTGAGTTATCAGATGAGATAATGTCAACACAATTGTTTTGGAGAAATCTAAAGCCTTTTCAAGATGCTTGGCATCAAGTTAATAAATGGTTTTCACAAGGTAGTGATGTTTACATTGTAACGGCAAGAAGAACTCCTGCATCAATAGAAGTAACAGAGCAATGGCTTGATGAGTGGAGAATCGGAACAATGAAGCCTATTTTCTGCAAGATGGGTGAGAAGCATAATATTATTAATGATTTAAAACCTGCTTTCGTTGTTGAAGATAATCCCAATGAAGTAATCACACTTCTTGAAGAGGGCAACAACGCCTATCTCAGAAAAGCATGGTACAATAAAAAATATTGGGACAAACTGCCTACAATCGGCAGTCTTTTAGAATTGGAAATTAATGACTAACTTTGTGCATTTGCACTGCCATTCAGAATATTCGTTACTAGATGGAATGTCAACACCAGAAGAAATCGCTAGAACATCTAGTCGTAACGGACAATTTGCAGCAGCAATAACTGATCATGGGACAATGGGTGGTGTTCTCAAATTCCAAGATGCTTGTGATAAACAAAATGTAAGACCTTTGTTTGGCATTGAAGCATATTTTGTTCCGTCTGTCGGTTCTGATGGCGATGGTAAGCATGAGCGATACCATTTGATTCTATTGGCTAAAAATAATGAAGGCTTGCAGAAGTTATTTAAAGCGTCAAGAACAGGCTGGACAGATAACTTTTATTATAAGCCAAGAATGGACTTTGATTTGCTTGAAAGCCTTGTTGATGATGACATTATTGCTTTGTCAGGCTGTATGGGAAGCGCAATCTCAAAAGCTATTGATAATAAAAACTACGCCAGAGCAGAACAGTTGTCTGAGAGATTCGTAAAGATATTCAAGGATGATTTCTATTTTGAAATTCAGGCTTGGAACCCCAAGCATATTAATGATGGGCTAATTAATCTTGCTGAGCACTTTGGTAAAAAGGTTGTTGCAACAGCAGACTGTCACTTCCCTACTCATGAAGATAGAGGTTGTGAAGAAGTTTTGTTGATGGTATCTCAGTATCCAAGCATGGGAGCAGCAGAAGAAAGATTGGCAAAAGAGAATAGCCATATTATTAATGACCCAAGTGCATCTGTTGTAGATAAAATTAATAAAATGTATCCAAATCGTTCTTTGCGATTTGATGAAATCAATCCATATGTAGCAGATGCTGATTCTGTATTTAGTTGGTTTCAAGATGCCGGATACGGTAATACATCATTCTTAGAAAATACAATTGAAGTAGCTGAAAAATGTTCTGCAAGAGTTGTTAAGAGAACAAATCTTTTGCCAAAGTATTCTAAGTTATTTAATTCAGATGAATATCTGCGTGAAATAACTGAATTTGAATTGCAGAATAGGGGGCTTGGTCAAGAATATAAAGACAGGCTTGATGAAGAATTAGGAATTATTAAACAATTAGGTTTCTCAGACTACTTCTTGATTGTTTGGGACTTGGTTAAATGGGCAGACCAAAATAATATTGGTCGTGGAACAGGTCGTGGTTCTGTTGGTGGAAGTATCTTGGCATATTTGTTGGATATTTCAAAAGTAGATCCTATTAAATACAGTCTATTGTTTGCTCGCTTTATTAATCCTGATCGTAATGACTATCCAGACATTGACTTGGACTTTGAAGATAAGCGCAGGCATGAAGTAAGAAACTATCTTCGTGATAGATGGGGGCACGATAATGTTGCTGCTATTACCACTTACGGAACATATAAGCCAAAGTCTGCTGTTAAAGATGTTTCTAGAGTTTATCAAGTACCATTCCAAGAGATTAATGCAATCACTCCATACTTTGAGACAATTGAAGAACTTGAGTCATCGGAAAAAGGAAAGATTTTCACATCAAAATATCCTGATGTAACTAAATTGTCTAAACAATTGGAAGGCCGTATTCGAAATGCAGGAATTCATGCTGCTGGCATGGTTGTTTCAAGTATCCCATTGACTGATGTATGCCCAGTAGAAACTAGAAAAGATGTTAATGCCGGTGTTAGATCGGTTGTAACAGCCTTTGATATGGAAGATGCAGAAGCAGTAGGCTTAATTAAAATTGACGTTTTAGGTCTAAAAACAGTTTCTGTAATTAAAGATTGTATTAGTAAAATTAAAGAAAGAACAGGAGTTGATGTTACAAATGAATCCCTTAAATTGGATGATGATAAAGTTTATGAAAGTATTGCCAACGGTAACACAGTCGGTGTATTCCAAGCTGATGCCGCTGCATACAGGAATCTTATTGAACGAATGGGCATTGATAACTTCAATGACTTGGTTGTTAGCAACGCTCTTGTAAGACCAGGCGCTTTGCTTTCTCAGGGCAAAACATATATTGATTGCAAAAAGGGTGAAAAGAAGCCTCGTTATCCTCACCCAGTAGTGGAAGATATCTTAAAAGAAACTTACGGAACAGTCATCTTTCAAGAGCAATTAATGCAAATGGCTGTGTTGCTTGCCGATTTCTCTTGGTCAGAGGCAGATAAACTTCGTAAGATTATTGGCAAGAAGAGAGACTCTGCTGGCTTTGCTGAATATAAAGAAAAGTTTGTTAATAACAACTACATCACAAGAGAAAAAGCAGAAAAGATTTGGAGTGAGTTTGAAATGGCTGCACTCTATATGTTTAACAAATCTCACGCCGTTGCTTACTCAATGCTCACATATCAGACAATGTGGTTAAAGATTTATTATCCTCTTGAATTCACATGGGCATTGCTTTGCAATGAAGATACAACAGACAAGATTACTGCTTATCTTATGGAAGCCCAAAGACTTGGGGTTAAGATCCTTCCTCCTGATATCAATGAGTCAGATGAATACTTTACAATTGGTAAGGAAGACGGAATTGAGGGAATTAGATTTGGTCTTAGCAATGTTCAAGCTTGTGGTAGAACTGCCATTGACGAGATTATTGCTAAACGACCATTTAACTCATATGATGAATTTACAAATAAATGCACTAAGAAAGCGGTAAGAGTTAATGTTAAGGAAAACTTAGAAAAGGTAGGTGCATTTAAATCAATCGGGTTTGAATCACAATACGAACACGAAAGATACTATCTACCAATCTTAGGATTCCCTATCACCATTGCATCGGATAAGAACGAGATGGATGAATTCGTAGAGGACATAGTGAACTTCCACGAAATCAACTCTCCATTGACGCTGGTTAAGGCTGTGGTGCGTTCTACTAAGAAAACACCACAATACCTCCGAATTGAATTTGAAGATGCCTCAGGCTCGGCTACGGTGTTTGCAGAGCGTGATACAGAGGTGGCCGTCAGAGACTATCTCTATGCCCTTATTGGTGACCGAACGCTTCATGCCTTTAGTGACGCTTTTAATTATATTGATTCACCATTGCATGAGTTCATTAAGTTGAGGTCTAAGGGCTTTGAGCATGATTATGGGTGGCTGTATCCATCGGGGTTGGGAGATGCTGACAATGAGAAAACGCTGTTGTATATCTTCCATACAAGGTTCTTCACAACACAGGCTGGTAAGGATATGGCAAACCTATATTGCTGGGATGGAAAACAAATTTTTAAGATTGTGGTATTCCCGGCTGTGTTCGGAAAGTTGAAAAATATCATCAAGAAGAACACATGGTATGCTGCAAAACTTGCTAAGATTGAGGACAAGAAAACGCTGACAAGATTGGACTCATACAAGATTGAAAATGAGCGAGCGATGATACCGATTGATAGATACATTGAGATGAAAGGATTGAAGAAAGATGTTTGATGAAATCATTGCCACTACAAAATGGTCGGAGTCACATGGCGCTGAGGGGAAAAACCCCGGAATGGGTTTCTTCTATTATGGATTACCATATGTGCTAAAAGCGTCACGATGTGTATGTCTTGGATCTGGTGCTGGTTTTGTTCCCAAAATGATGTATAAGGCACAACAGGATTTAATTGCTGAAAATCTTATCTATGGAATTGATATTTCACTTGTTGATGCAGATATCGGCCCTTGGGGTAGACCAAATTATGAAGGCGGGATTGATAATTATCCAGAAATTCTTCGTATCAAGGCTTTAACAGATGATGCAGTAGATTTATTTAATAATATTGATTATTTACATGTTGATGCTGATCATTCATATGACCAAATCTATAAGGATTTGTCTAACTACGGAGCCAGAATGAATGGTAATAAATGGGCTATTACGGTACACGATACCTTTAATCCTTCAGATGGTAATCATCCCCCAATTGGTTCGTATCATGCTTCAGTAGATTGGGCTAGAGATAATGGACACGATATTGTTAATTTCCCAATTGGCTGTGGTACAGCATTGATTATGCCAAGAGTTGGTTTGTAATGGATAGATGGGAATATCTTTTAACAAGTCAGTATAAAATAAGGCATTATATCTGTGAATATTACCTAAAAGATGTTACCGGAATTATTGATGTAGGAGCTTATAAGCACACAATTGATTGGGATAATGTTACTGCAATTGACCCTCTTGGTTCAATGGATAATTCTTATCATGGAACTGTTGCTGAATGGGTAAAAGAGCCTTATTATTACGACATAGAAGACTGCGGTGTGATAGCATTGGGTCTTGAAATTGAGGGTAGTGATGAAAGCGAATGGAATGCTTTTATGAGTTTAGCCGATCGCTGTAAGGTTTTAATTCTAGAACATTCAATAGACCATGACCCAAGTGTTCAGCAAGTAGAGATGATGATGAAAGCAACTAATAAGAAGTTGATAACAGTAATGCATTTTGAAATTTGTGATGTTGAAACACCCGGTTTCACTCCTCATAATAAAAGAAGATTAATAGTATTGGAAAGGAAATAAAATGCTAGTAGTAGATAAAAGAAAAGGCGACCATATGCCAGTGCATGAGGTTATCCCAACCCCCAGTGTTGGGCTTAATCGTGCGTTAGGTGGAGGTCTTAACACAGGGGCAACTCATTTATTTTGGGGTACTCCATCAGTAGGTAAGTCAACAATGTGTTTCCGTATTTTGGCTGAAGCGCAGAGCAGAGGTTTTAGACCGGTCATCGTTGACTCAGAATATTCATTCAATGAAGAATACGCTGCCAAGTGCGGTATTGATATTGATGACATTGTAGTTATTCAATCAACAGTAGTTGAAGACATTCTGAAGAATATCCATCCATACCTCACCCATGAAGAAGAAAAGCATATCTTCTTGTTTGACTCTCTTTCTAACATCATCAAGGAAGAGTTTTATGACAAGCCAGAGGGCGGTAAGGCAATGGGGCTTCAATCTCGTTCACAGGGGTTCCTTTTGCAGAAGCTCGTTAATTATCTCCATAAAGAGAGAAACATGATGATCTTTGTTGCTCACCAGACAATTGATCTGTCAGGAATGTATGCAGTAACAAAAGCAAAGATGGGCAATACAGTTCATCATAATATGCATAACATTGTTAAGTTGTTCCTTTCCATGTCTTCTAAGGAAATGGAAAGAGATGATACAAACATGATCACCTCTCAGAAGGTTACTTGGACAATTGAAAAGACAAAGCAGATCCCTAGTATTGGCACTCATGGTCAATATTATGTTCTCCCTCAAGAGGGTATGATTGACAAGTATCGTGAATTGCTTGACATTGCCATTGAGATGAATGTAATTGAACGCAGAGGAGCTTGGTTCTTCTATGGAGAACAGAAGTGGAATGGTATGGGAAAGATTGAGCTTACCGATGAACAGATTAAGGAAATTAGTGCTAAAATATTAGGATGAAGATCTTGATGAAATTAGTATTTGGGTTTATCACAGTAACGGGTCTTACAGTCGCTATTCTTGGCATGATTGCTAATTCAATTGGAAAAGCTGAAGACGATGGTTACTTTTGGGAATAATGACTGACGAACTAATATTTTCTTTACACACAGACCAGCATGTTAAAGATGCGGTTGATATATTTGGTTATGCCTATGGTTATAACAGAATAACAAAACATTTTAATCAGTTTACTTATCGTAATAAAAAGATGAGGGCTGTACAAAATTCTCCTGAAGCACCGATTCAGATGTTTTATATGGAACCTGAATGGTATAACCAGAAGACAATGACAAATCTTAGAAGCCCGGACTTTAAGAAATTTTATGATCACCAATACAAGATTTATGGTACTCATTTAGAGGCAACTAAGGTATGGCCTCATTGGATTGATTCAATGAATCAGGCTGATGAAATTTGGGTAGGCAATTATTTTGCTCAAGACGCTGTAGTTAATTCAGGAGTTACAACTCCTACATATGTTTTTGAACATGGTATTGATGATATGTGGAAGCCAAAGCGTAGAGGCAAAGGTAACAAGATTAGATTTCTACATGTTGATTCTGATAGTCCAAGAAAGAGAGCGGATCTTGTTGAAAAGGCGTTCTTAGAGTTGTTTAAGAATAATTCAAATGTTGAAATAACATTTAAACATCATGGGACTGAAAGAACTCCTATATTTTCTATTGAGCAATTAGATAGACGATATACTGATGGCAATATAAGTAGAATATATGAAACTTTATCTCAAAAAGATATGGTTGATTTATTTTACTCTCACGATATTCTAATTTATCCATCTGAAGGAGAAGGGTTTGGTTTTATTCCACTTCAGGCTCTTGCTACTGGAATGCCAACAATTTCAACAGGTCGCTGGTGTTCTTATGAAAAATATCTTGGTGGTAATGTTATTGAATCAAAATTTGGGAAAACGCAGCATACTGGATATCACTATGGAGAAGTTGTTCTCGCTGAATATGATTCACTTCTTTATTTAATGAAAAATGCTGTAGATAATTTTGAAGATCAATGTAATTATTTTTATGAGCAAGCAAATGATGTTTATAATGAATATAATTGGCAAACAAAGTGTGACGAAATGATTAACAGTTTGATAAAAAGGGTCGGCATAGGGATGCTAAAGCCATCTAAGAAATTTAAAAAAACTGAAGATCCATATGTGTATTACACAGGTCAAGGTGCTTATGCAACACACAATGGATTTAGATTTGATAAAGATAACAGGATTTTTCAAGTTCCAAATACATCAGTTCTATCGCTCATTACATCTGGGGTCTTTAGAAGAGCAACAGAAGACGAAATAAAAGAAATTGACCCCTTCTACAGAGATGAGATAAAAGAAATTGACCCCTTCTACAGCCCCTAATTAAATTGTTGTGGTATATTTTTCGCACCAACTACATAGGGAGCGCATATGCAAACATTTTTACCATATCCGGATTTCAGAGAATCACTTCAAGTTCTTGATTATAAAAGACTTGGAAAGCAGCGTGTAGAGACACATCAGGTTTTAAATGTCCTTCTAGGTCGTGCGAAGCCAAAGATAAAGAAAGATGGAACATTCTATTATGGATGGGAAAAACATGTTGTAACTCGTATGTGGAGAGGTTATGAGGAAGCAATGAAGTTGTATTTCAATATCTCCGTAGAAGAGTGGATTAAGCGTGGTTATAACAACACGATGCAGTTTGAGATTGTAAACTATGATAAGCTAGTAATGCCAGATTGGTTTGGTCGTGAAGATATTCATAAGTCTCATAGACTCAAACTATCTTGGAAACAATGGGATTGGTACTATGATAAATTTGATGATGTTAATGAACAACCGATTGAAGAACCTGAGTATGTATGGCCATTATAAATAAAATTTTTAAAATAAATATGTTTGGGTTTGGTAGAACATCAGAAGATTTTTACACAGGAGTTTTTCGTTTTAAAATTTATGATAAATGTATATTTATATATGATGTAATAAACCAACAAATTCCATGTTTTAGTTATAGAATTGGATATACAAAATATAATTTTGGTGGACTTAATTTTTTATTAATTAAAAAACAATTAATGCATTTGAACCATGAAAGATGCATATATTATTATAAGTATGGGAGAAGGGCTATTAAAGATTTAAATAAAAATTCTCCAATGAATGATGTTACTGATATATACAGAGAATCTGGTTCCAGCCTTTTAAATGAAATGGCTGAGATTATTAATAAAGAATTTTATAATAAATATTATTATATTAATAAACTTATAGAGGATTAATAGATGAAAAGAACAGAAAAAGAAGAAATTAAAAAAGATAAAGCAAAGCCTGTAAAAAACTCAGGCAGAGGCTTTAAGAAAGGCGATGCAGAATTCCATGAATTCCTGCTAGACTACAAACATAATGGTGCCTCTTTCACCCTCACAAGAACAGCGTGGATTAAAATGAGAAAAGATGCTTGGAAACAAAATCATAAGTATCCTTGTATCTCAGTGGTTCTAGGTGAAGATTCTGATGTTAAGGTTGCCATTATTGAATGGCATGTCTTCAAAGAGCTAATTAAAGATAGTGATTATGAATAAGAATCGTGTTCATTTTACATCACATAAAGATAACTGGAAAACTCCAGAGTTGTTTTATCAAAAGCTAAATGAAGAATTTAATTTTGATTTCGATCCATGTCCTCCAGACCCTCAGTTTGATGGTTTATTGATTGAATGGGGTAAATGCAACTTTGTAAATCCCCCATATGGAAACATAATTGCAAAATGGTTAGAGAAGGCTGTTTTAGAGCAAGAGAAAGGAAAAACATCTGTTTTTCTAATTCCTAGCCGTACCGACACGAAATGGTGGCATACTTATGTGATGGAAGCCGATGAAATTCGTTTTATCAAAGGTAGGCTAAGATTCCAAGGAGCGATATATAATGCTCCTTTCCCATCCGCAGTTATCGTATTTAAAGGAAAGTAATGCTCATATTTGATTTCTTTGCAGGAACTGGTTCATCAACGCAGGCTTTCGCAGATGCTGGTCACACAGTTATTTCATTTGAATTAAATCCTGAATTCAAAGCAACGCATACTGTTGATATGTTTGATATCACAAGTGAATGGTTACTTGAGAAGTATGGTACTCCGGATTTTATTTGGGCTTCACCACCATGCACAGCTTTTAGTGTTGCATCTATCGGTTATCATTGGGGAGGTGGAAAAGGTGGTTATATTCCAAAGACAGAAATGGCATTAAAAAGTCAAGAACTCGTAACTCATGTTAGAAAGTTAATAGAGGAATTAAAACCAACTTATGGCTATCTTATTGAAAATCCAAGAGGACTCTTACGCAAACTTCCTGCTGTTCAGGGGTTGCCTAGAAATACAGTTACATATTGTTCATATGGAGAAGAAAGAATGAAGCCTACAGACTTATGGGGTGAAGTTTTAAATTGGACACCTCGTACTGCTTGTAAAAATGGTGACCCATGCCATGTCTCTGCACCTAGAGGTTCAATGACTGGTACACAAGGAATTAAAGGTGCAAAAGATAGATCACGAATACCTTATGCTTTAGGTCTTGAAATTATGAATTCAATTATAGAAGGTAAAAAATGAAAAAATTAACATATGGAAGCCTGTTCGCTGGAGTAGGTGGTTTTGACTTAGGATTTGATTCTGCTGGTTGGGACTGCTCATTCCAAGTTGAATGGGATAAGCATTGTCAAAGTGTTCTTAAAAGGCATTGGCCGGATGTTCCAAAATTTGAAGATGTAAGAGATGTAAATGGTGCAGATTTACCACCGGTTGATTTAATATCATTCGGTTCACCATGTCAAGACTTATCTGTAGCAGGTAAGCGTTCAGGTCTGGATGGAGATCGTTCAGGATTATACTTTGAAGGTATAAGAATAATTAGAGAAATGAGAGAAGCAACAAATGGAGAATTTCCAAAATGGGCAATCTGGGAAAATGTACCAGGCGCCCTCACAAGTAATAAGGGAGAAGATTTCGCAGAAGTCATCAACCAAATGGCTAACATCGGGGCATTGGGAATTGAATGGCACATCTTGGATGCACAATGGTTCGGAGTCGCACAACGCAGAAGAAGAATCTTTGTCATCGCTTGCTGGGACTCTTCAACCATTGAACGAAGTAGAGGAAAAATATTACCTGTCCCCGAAGACAGCAATGGGGATATTAAGAAGGGCAGAAAGAAAAGGAAACAGTCTGCCAGAACTGCTGAGAGTAGCGTTAATGAAGCTATCTGGTATGGAAAAACAGGACATGGAAAGTGGTCAGAAGGAGGAGTAAGTCTTTCTGCATCTGATTATAAAAGACCAGAGATGAACTTTGTTCTTGAGCCTTTTGTTAAAGCTAAGAGAGCGCAAAATGTTAACGATGATGAATCATGGGTTGATAATGCAGTAGCCCCAACGCTTAATGGTTTTGATAATACTGGAGAATCAAGAGCAACCGTTCTTGTTGTTGATGGCACAAGAGTAAATGATGTTCGTGTTTACGATGACGATATTGTTCCAACTCTTAAGCATAGAATGGGAACTGGTGGTGGACAAGTGCCTCTTGTTGGGATTGAAAAGCCGATTGTCTATTCTTATGATGGCTATAACAATGAGTTAAATGAAGATATCTATAGGACATTGCGTATTGGTATTGACTCAGCAGATCATATTGCTATCCCAATTCAAGGAACAATTATTGGTAGATCAGATAAGGCCGGTCCACAAGGAAAAGGCTTTGGAGATGAAGGCGATCCTTCTTATACTCTTGATACAATATCCCAGCATGGTGTAATGACTCCTGAATTAATTTTAAGAAGGTTAACTCCTATTGAATGTGAAAGATTAATGGGTTTCCCTGACAATCACACAGCCGTTGATTATACTGGTAAGAAGATTGCTGATACCAATAGATACAAAATGTGTGGAAACGCAATTGCATCACCTGTAGCAGAGTGGATTGGTAAAGAACTCGCTAAACTCATCAGAGGATAATTAGTGTCATTTCAATTTTATGTAGGGACTAATAATCCATCTTGGTTATGGGGAAAACAAAATACAACCCCATTGTTCGTCTCAGTTAGGCGCATCCGTAAATATAAGAAACTTAAAAAATCTTTAACTAGATGGTCTTGTGATAGTGGTGGTTTTACTGAATTGTCTTTATATGACAAATGGGTTACAACTCCACAACAATATGTTGATGAATTATATAAAATAACTGAAGAAATTGGCATGATGGATTGGGCTTCTCCACAGGATTGGATGTGTGAACCTCATATGATGGCTAAAACAGGTAAAACTGTTGAAGAGCATCAAAGATTATCATGCGAAAATTTTTTAGAACTTAAAGAGTTAGGGCATAATCTTCCAATAATTCCTGTATTACAAGGTTGGGAACCATCAGATTATTTAAAACACTTACAAATGTATCAAGAATATGGCGTAGATTTAAGAAAATATGAAACTGTTGGCATGGGTTCTTTTTGTCGTAGAGCAAATGTCAATGGTGTTAATGAATTAGTTACTGAACTGTATAATTATGGAATTAAAATGCATGGTTTTGGACTAAAGAAAGATGGTTTGTCACTTTTTGGTGATAAACTGGTGTCATCTGATTCAATGGCTTGGTCTTTTACAGGCAGAGCTGCTGGATGGAAAAATGTTTATTTATGCGGTACACCACACGAAAAAGCAATATCATGTGGAGATTGTCATACATGGGCAATGAAATGGGCTGAAACAGTCAAGGAATCAAGAAAGAAATAAAATGACCAATATTATTGTTGATGTTGATTTTATTGCTCAGCATATGGGTGATAGATCAAAAGAATTTATTGAATGTATGGGAATAGTGCAGGATATAATTGATAATCCAAATCACTATGTAGGCTTACAAGCAATTAAATATGCCAACTTATTGGCTGCTTATAGAACACAGATGATTATTAAATCACAAGCATTTAAAAGGCGGTCAAGTATGATGAGTGAAGAAGATAAGATTGTAAATGACATTTGGAAGACAATGTATGAGGCTTTGGCTGAGAATATTAATGTTCTTAAATTGGCATCAAAGGTGAATTAATTGAAATCTTTAAATGCCCTTAAAACTCCTAAAAAAGAAGTTATCAAAAAGTCCGGTGATGACATTGTGCAGGACTTGTTAAAGTCCATTGATGACCACCTAGAAAAGCGTAACAGCCCTGTTGTTAAAAAAGTAGGGGGATTTCACCCTAGTTACACAAATCAATGCGCTAGGTATTGGTACTATCTGTTTCAGGGGACAGAGATGACAACAACATTTCTCCCTCAGACATATAGAATTTTTGATAATGGTCATGCAGTTCATGATCGGCTTTATAGTTATCTGAGAGATATTGGCATCCTAGTTGCAGAAGAAATTCCTGTAACACACGAAGACCCGCCAATTGAGGGAACTGCTGATGGTATAATTGATCTTGATGGTCATAAACTAATCGAACTAAAATCAATTTCAAATGAAGGATTTCATTATAGAAAACTTCATAATAAGCCAAAAGATGATCACTTTAGACAGGCGCAAATCTATATGAGATGTTTGGATCTTCCTTCTGGTTTGGTAATATATGAGAATAAAAATAATCAAGAAATTTTACCAATTTTTATTGAACGAGATGATGAGTTTATTGATAAGTTGTTTAAAAAATACAGGGGAATTTACGAAGCTTACTTAAAGCAAGAAATCCCTACTCAGCCTTATAAGCGTAGTTCAGCCAAATGTGCAGATTGCGCTTTGGCTGATAAATGCTGGTCGGGGAATGTTTGATAGCGAATTAAGAATATGTCAAAACGGTGATTGTAAAAAAGAATTTATAGCAAAAGTATATAACACTATTTATTGCTCTCCAGAATGTCGTAAAGTAATAACTAATAAAAAGTTATTAGAGAATTACTACAGAAAAAAAGGCAATAAAACAAGAAAAAGAGTTTGTGAAACTGAAGGTTGTACAACTGTTCTTTCATCTTATAATGATGAGGAAATATGTGAGCAGTGCAAGACTGAAAGATACATACAAAGACTTGTTGGCTGGGGATGGGATGAAGAAAAACTAAGACGAGAAATGAATTAATTAGGCTATACTATATAAGTGAGTTTAAAAAACATCGTAAGTAGCAACAATTGGGAGAGAGTCATTGGCATAGACCCGGCATCTCACTCTCTAGCTTGGGCTGTTATTTCTAAAGATAAGACTGTAATTGCAACAGGCAAGATAGATCTTAAAAAAGATAAAACTGAGTCTGAAAAATTTGCAAGAATACACTCTGAAATAACAAATGTTATCAAAGAATATAAGCCAGATGTTGCTGCTATTGAGCAGGCCGTCTATGTTCAGAACTTTCAATCAAGCCGTATTATTTCTTATGTAATTGGGTTTACATGGGGGATATTGCATGAAGCCGGGATTAAGACTAGAGATATCAATCCATTAAGTTGGAAACCATCAATTGGGTATAAGAACCTTACTAAACAGGATAAAGCAGACTTAGAGAAGAATGGTAAAAAAGGTTCTATCCAGATTAAAATGAAGAATGAAAGAAAAGAGCGAGTCAGGAATATTGTTTCAATTGCCTATGGAGATGATACACCTGGACTTGATGATGATGATATCATTGATGCATTAGGCATTGCTCTATGGTATTACAAAACTGGTGGTAAAGATGGCGCTTGAGCCTTACAAAGACAAGACATTTCTATACGAACATTATGTTGCTAAAAGAATGAATCTTACTGATATCGTAAAACTTCTTGATAAGAATTACAATATAAAAACCAGCCCTCAGACCATTTATAACTGGTGTAAAAAATATGATTTGCTTAAATATAGAGGAAAGGGAAGAAACCTTTCTGCTGGCAGAACAAAAGCTCCAAAGTCTCCTGCTCAAAAATTGGTAGAGCAAAGAAGAAAAGAAATGCGAAAGCAGAATGAACTTAAAAAGAAAGGTAAGTTAAAATGAAGAAAGAAATGAGAAGAAGCGTAACTGCTAAAGATATTTCAACATTTGGAAAACTTGATATGATTTACAATCAAGTTAGAGTGATTGAAGCAAAGCAGAATAATACTGAATACAAGTGTCTTGGTTCAGGTAAATGTTGCAAGATTGGATTAAGAATTCCTCTTGCAGAATGTGCAAATATTGCTTTCAAAATTACACAAGAATTCTATTTGAAGATGGAAGATAAGGGTGAGCAGTTTGCCAATGAATGGATGGAATCAATGATTGAATCTTTGAAAGAAGCAATGCATGATCCAAATTGGGAAATGAATGGAGAGACAGATCGTCATTGTGTATTCTACAAGGGTGGTTGCACTATCTATGGATATAGACCGATGGTTTGTAGAACATTTGGAACAGTTACTCCTGTTGATGATTACTGCCCTAGAATTAGAAATGCACATGGTCAAGTCGATTATTATGCCGGTGATGGTGTAGCAAGAGTCATTAAGCAGTATCAAGACATACTTGCAGAGTATGCATCTGACAAAGATAAAACTTACAACAGCGTTGTTTATATGCCATTAGGTGTTCTTACTTTTCTTTTGACAAGTGAAGAATTGGTTGATTTAGCAGCTGAAACAGATCAGAAGTTTTGGGAAGGCGTTAGGGGATGGTATAACTATAGACTTGTTTTCACAAAAATGCATGGTTATGATTACGATACTCTAAATTCTTTTGCTGAAAAAGACGGAGATAAATTAGGTTTTGTAAAAGAAGACTAATTTTTATATTAATAAAAACAAACGAACAATAACTTATTAATAATGTGATATTATATCAATATGAACGCACCACAGAAAATCAAGGAAACACTGGTTCTTTTTGCAAAGAACGATAAGATTGCAATTTACAGAGTTGTTTCTGAGTAATATTAAACAATACAGAAGGCCCCGCATCAAAAGCGGGGCTTTTTGTTATTAAGGAATTTATGAAAAAAATTTTATGGAACTATAACAAATCTGCTTCACAAAATGAAGGTTATAAAACATCAGCAGAACAAATTTCATCACGGCTTTATAAAAAGGGGCTAAATAGTCAAATATTTACTGGTGACAGTCCTATCCCGATTTCAGTTTTTAACTTAATAAGTCAATCAATATATGACCCTGGCATTATTAATTGCGATAGTAATGACATTGTTATAAATAATACATTGCCATTTAATTATAAAATTAGTAATGGTTACAATATTGGGTTCTCATACTGGGAGACAACAAGAATTCCAAAAGAATGGGTTGATAATATGAACGCAATGGATGAGATTTGGACTACTTCTGATTTTATTAAAAAATCTTTTATTGACTCTGGTGTTACGGTTCCTGTCTATTCTTTTAGTCTTGGCATTGATGAATATTTATATAATCCAATATTAAGAAGAAAGAATACACCGTTCACATTTCTTAGCATTGGTTCACCATCAACAAGAAAAAATTCTCAAATGACTGTTGATGCCTATGTAGAGTTGTTTGGAAATGATGATAGATATAAATTAATATACAAATCAATGGGTGAGCCAGACGCTCGCTTATTTAAAAATACACCCAATATGACTTCTATTTCAAAACACCCTTGCATTGAAGTCATTGAAGATGATTTATCAGATAATGATTTGGCAAGTTTATATGATCAAGTTGATTGTTTAGTTTATCCTACAAGTGGAGAAGGTTGGGGTTGGCTTCCATTCCAATCAATTGCAAAAGCAATTCCAACTATTTGCACATCAGGCACAGCTTGTAGTGAATACGCTCATTTATCAATCCCATTAGATTTTGAATGGTCATCAGAAGGTCTTTTTGGGTTATACAATGGTAATGGAGAATGGATGAAGCCAAACTTTCAAGACTTATGTGATAAAATGTTAGATGTAACATGCAATTATGAAAAATATGCAAATGAAACATACAGAAATGTAGTAGAAGTTTTCAAGTATATGACTTGGGACTATGCTATAGAAGGATACTATCAAAGAATATGTCAGATATTGAACCAGTTGTAGAAAAGACAATTATTGACAAAATTAGAAGCATTGAAGATGCTGGTCAATTATATGTCAAAGGCTACTCATACCACGAAATAGCTACCCTGCTATCAATCAAGATAACAGAAGCTAAAGATTATATAAACGAATATAAGAAACTGCTTAATAGGCAGGCAGAGGAAGATCCATACTTCCTTGAAAGAATACAATTTAATACAATTAAGGCTCTACAAGAGTTTGATCAGTTAAGCAAAGAAGCTTGGGAAACAGTAAACATTGCAACTGATCACGGAATGGTCCCGGCAAGAATCCAAGCTTTGAAATTGGCTGCTGATATTGCAAACAAGAAGGCTCAACTTCACAAGTTGATGGGCGGGACAAACGGAGATTCTGATTACATTGCACGAATGCAGAAGGCTGAGAATGTAAACCAAATCCTTTCCAGAGTCCTTAGAGATGTTATTTCTAAATACCCAGAGATTGCAGATGAAGTTCGTAGAGAACTCTCTGTTGCATTTGACATTATGTCATCAAATGATGATGACATTGAAGATGCAGAAATTGTTAACTCTCCACAATTTGAAACGGAAACCGGCCCCCATAAAGCCTCACAATTTGAGACGGAAAATGACTCCGATAAAGGGGTAAACAATGTCTGACTTTATCGGAATGAATTTAGAATTTTCGGATTTTGAAAGGTTATTAAAAAAAGAAGAATTTTCTCAAGAACCTGTTCCGATTGAAGTATTTGTTCAAGATAGGAAATATCTTGGGTTACCACCATTATCGCCTATTCAATTGGAAATTGTACGACATTCTACACAAATCTTTAAAAAACATACATTAATTAATTTGATGGGTGAAGAAGCGGGATCTGCATATTACGATAAGTATACAGATAATGAAGTGATTTGCATGTTAGGTAAAGGATCTGGTAAAGACCATTGTGCCAGAATTTCTATGGCTTATACAGCTTACCTTATGCATTGTCTTAGAGATCCGTTAAGCTATTACGGTAAAGCAAATGGTGTTTATATTGACTTGCTTAACCTTGCTGTTAACGCACAGCAAGCACAAAGAGTTTTCTTTGAACCTTTTAAAAACTTATTGTTAGGTTCACCATTCTTTAATGATGTTGGGTTTGAACCAAGAGTTTCAGAAATATTCTTTTTTAGTAGACCTGTTAGATGTTTCTCTGGTCACTCTGAAAGTGAAGGTTGGGAAGGTTATGAAGTTATGACAATTATTCTTGACGAAATTGCTGCTTTTAAAACTGATGTGGAATTAAAAGGAGAAACAAGATCAAAAGGTTCTGCTTCTGCAATTTATAATATGAGTAAGTTATCTGTTATGTCTCGTTTCCCGGAAGTAGGTAAAGTTATTCTTTTGTCATTCCCTCGTTATAAAGGTGACTTTATTCAACAAAGATATTTTGATTCTAGAAATAATGGTGAGCCAAAAACTTGGTCAATGAAAGCTGCTACTTGGGAAGTTAATCCTACGATTAAGAGAGAGGATTTAGAATCAGAATATGTTCGTAATCCGATTCAAGCAAGAGCAAGATTTGAATGTGAACCACCGAATATGGAAGACGCTTATTTTAGAGATGCTGATTTAGTTAGAAAAGCATTTATGTATAGAGAAGACCCGGTTGATGAAGAAGGTATGTTTAAACCTTGGTTTAATAATAAAGATGGACATACAAGATTTATCCACGTTGACTTGGCTTTGAAACGAGATAGGGCTGCTCTTTGTATGGCACATTGTGCAGGCTTTAAGGAAATTAAAACATCAATGGGTATAGAAATGCTTCCCATTATTAATGTCGATCTTGTTCACTCTTGGGAAGCGTCTGTTGGTAATGAAATCAACTTTGCTTCAATTAGACAAATGATTGTTGATTTGCATAGAAAGTTTGATGTTGGATTAGTTACATTTGACCGTTGGCAATCTATTGAAATGATTCAGAGTTTGAGAAATATGGGAATCAATTCAGATTTTCATAGCGTTAAAAAGACTGATTACGACACTTTAATGTCTTGTATGTATGACACTCGTTTGCGTGGATATTGGAATGAATTATTGGTTGAAGAAGAACTTCTTAAATTGAAGTTGTTTGGAAATAACAAAATTGATCACCCTGCAACTGGTTCTAAAGACTTGGCTGATGCATTGGCCGGTGCTGTGTTTAATGCTATGAGTATGGCTGCAATTGATTCTGAAGTTGAAATTGAAGTATTGGCTCCAAGTCCGATATTTGAAATGGATGATGAATTTGAAGAATTTTCTTCTGTGAAAATGTATAATAGAGATCTTCAAATCTTTGAAGACACAGATAGGAGAGAGATTGGTGGTGCTGAGAGATGGATAGATATGATCTAAATAAAGATACAAAAATGCAAGTGACAGTTGATGAAATTATTAACGAGTTGAATAGGCAGATTATGAATTTAAATTTTGAATTAACTGTTAATAAAATGGCTGTGCAAAAGTTGCAGAATTTGGTTGCAGAATACGAGCAATCTGCTAATAAAAATGCCGACAGTAATGTATCAACATTTTAGTTGTTAAATAACTCAGTCAAAAAGATTTTTTAAAAAAAGTTGCCAAACCGACTACATCACCCAAAAGGCGGTGCTATGATAATTTTCAACGAAATGGAAACGCCATTTCAACCAAATAAATTCCCTACAAACAAAGGAAAGATTAAAATGATTAGCATTCAGAAAGTAGAAAATTTTCCAGAGATTTCTCGCTCAGGCAGAGTGTCTGAAGAATTGCAAATGATTATTGATGCTCTTAATGAATCAGTAAAGACTGGCGAAAAGTTTTGCATTACTGGTATTGAAAAGGGTAAGGCGTATAATTCAATGCAACAGAGAATTCGTGCTCAGGCTAAGAAGTTGGGTTACAATATTGTTATCCGTTTTGATGCACTTGAGAGCAAGCTTTTCTTTAAGGCTACGCAGGATAAGAACGCAAAGACTTCTGTTACTGCAAACACTGTAACATCAGTTACACCAAAGGATAAGACAAAGACCACAAAGTAATTTTTAAAATTACTTATAAAGCCCCTGTGCTGAAAGGCATGGGGGCTTTTTTTTGTGTATACTTTCTTTTATGATTCAAACACAAGAACAAGAAATTGAAATAACATCTGATCAAATAAAGGAATGGCATCCACTTTTTGCTTTGCCTTGTTATGATCAACAAATTACTGAACCATTCTTTATGTCATTTATAAAGACAGCGATTGGATTTAAAGATATCGGTCTTAAATTCTCTGTGAGTACGCTATCTGATTCGTTAATTTCTAGAGCTAGAAATCAACTTGTAGCAAAGTTTATGGCCCATAAAGAGTTTACGCATTTGATTTTTATTGATGTTGATTTAGGTTTTAATCCTGATGATATTTTGAAAATGTTATGGCACGATAAAGAAATTGTAACTGGTGCTTATCCAATAAAGGAAATAAATTGGGAAAAGGTTTCCAAAGCTGCTCAAAAAGGTGCAGATAAGGATCAACTATTGTCTTTGAGTACAAGATTTGTTGTTAATCCGGTTAGGTTTGGAGAAGACAAAATTGTTGTAGAAAATGGTGCAATATCTGTTCACGATGCCGGGACAGGTTTTATGATGATTAAAAGAAGTGCCTTTGAAAAACTATTTGAGGCGTATCCCGAATTGAAATATGATGACGATACCGGCCTGCTAAATGATGAAGAAAGAAACTACTCATATGCATTATTTAATTCATATGTAGATGAAGATAAAAGATTTCTTTCTGAAGATTACGGTTTCTGTCGTTATTGGCAAAAAATTAATGGGGACATTTGGACAGACCCAACAATTGAACTTACGCATTTAGGAAGAATGAAATACACAGGAACTCTTATGCAATTCCTTATGGATAATGCTAGGCCGGCATAATAAGTCAAATCATTTACCTTTTTAGTAATGTTAGCAGCTTAGCAATAGCTCAGAAAAAATATATTAAAATTTTTGGTAAATTGGCTAATAAAATGCGTGGTGTGAATTAGGTTGCTAAATTGCTAAAATTACACAGCGGTTAATTGGTTGGCGAATTTGGTAAAATTACACGGGATCGCGTGATCAAAAAATAACCTGGACTTTAAGCTGATCAACAATGTTATTGATAACGTTGTTTATAAGCTACACCGGATCCAAATCTCGATCTTATAATCGGCTCAATAAACGACTCATTAAAAGATTTAAAAGAAATCTAATTTATGAGCGTGGAATCTAATTCGTAACTGATAGACTGAACTCTGCCCAA